CATTTGAAGGGCTCGCACAAGCTATGGCAGTCCAATGGGGAGGTTTCTTAAAAGCACGGACGTAGCCATATTGTGTACAACATTAAAAATAAAACCCGTATGGATTTTAAAGAAAGATTGACAATAATAAGTGATGACTTAAATTACAATGAGATAACTGAAAAAGATTTAAAATGTTTGCAAAATGGTATTTAGAAGAACAAGAGATTAATGATAGCAATACGCAGTAATTTTTATTAATGTATATTACGTGTTGTGTGCCAGCAACAACGCTCGACTAATTAAAAAACATTTCAAATTATGAAATCAGATAGCAAAAAAGACCAACAGCCATGCATTATAGCGGATGTTATGCCTTCGTTTTTGGCACGGCTTGATTTCACGACACTTTCAAATGATAAATTGGTTGAAATTGCTAAGATTGTAAAACCATACACTGGCAGATACGAGATTATACTAACCAAAAAATCAGTGCTTCACTTTAAACTACCATTTATCGGAGAAGAATACAAGCTGATAGTTAAACCAACGATTCAAGGCTTGTATCACTTAAAATCACCTGAGTGGTGCAAAGAATTTCAACCAAGTTGGATATTATATAACAGCTTCAAATTATGGCAGTATCTGAGTGCCAAATATGAGGCATAACATTTGTACAAAGGCAATGCCTTTACTTACATAGATGAAAAAGAAAAAAAGAAATATTATGAATAAGCACAAAACACAATGTTGTATGACGAAGTGAACCGTTTAAAATAATTACAATGATATACGAGGATATTGAAAAGCAAGAACAGGAGTTTAATGATAAGTTAGTGAAAGGTATTGAAATAGCCCGTGAAAATGGAGTTAACCTTACAAAATTTAAAAAGCATATATCAGAAGGGCTGAAAACAACCAATGACGAAGACCAATGGACATGGGATTATGAATGCTATTTATGCTCTATTTCCAGAGGTAGATTTGAAAGCCCGAAAAAATGGGCAGTTGATTTCTATCAAGAGCGGTGGTCATTGTAATTATTTTTAATGGCATACAACATTTGTGTAAGGGCATTGCTTTTACTTACATTATGCCTCTATCTCAAAGATAACGAGTTTTTGATACCTTTGAAACAGTATAAAGTTACAATAACAAACCTACTATCATGAGTAATTTTAACGAATTCACAGAGGTATGCAAGTATTACACGGGATGGGTAGCGACAAAAATTAATTTGAAAAATTAAAAATATGATAGATTTAAGATTAGGCGATTGTCTTGATATAATGCAGAACATTGAAACAAACAGTATTGATATGGTTTTTGCAGACTTGCCATACGAAATGACTGCTAACAAGTGGGATTTTCTCATTGATATGGATAAGTTGTTTGAAGAATATGAACGTATTGTAAAACCTAATGGTGCTTTAATTTTTACATCTTCACAACCTTTTACAAGTGCCTTAGTAATGCAAAAACCCAAATGGTTTAAAACTGAATGGATTTGGGGAAAAAACGCAGGAAGTAATTTTGGAAGCGTAAAGTATGTACCAATGAAGGAGCACGAAAGTGTTTTAATTTTTAGTAATGGTGGTGGTAAAACAACTTATAATCCAATAATGCAACAAAGAGCAGAAAGTGGAAAGGCAAGAGTAAAAACGGTTGTAAATTACAATACAAAAACAGACAACTACAACGACACTTTACACGGTAAAGTAAGTAGTAAAAGACCTGATTTAAGATATCCAAGTAGTTTACAATATTGGAACAGAGAACGTGGTTTACACCCGACACAAAAGCCTGTTGATTTGGTTTCTTACTTCATAATCACATATTCTAACAAAGGCGAAATGATTTTAGATAATACTATGGGTTCTGGGACGACTGCAATTTCTTGCATAGAAACAGAACGAAATTTTATCGGTATTGAAATGGATAACAATATTTATAACATCGCTAAAAAAAGGGTAGAAGAAAAAAGAAAAGAAAAAGATTTACAAGCATAAACAATTTAAAGGCTCTAAGAATTACGTATTTCAAACTTATTCGATATATTGTATACGTTGGTTAAAAATAGAGGGCTTTAAAATAGCTATATATTTTAAAGTTCTATATGTTTATTATGCATGCTGCATCTGAAGAACTTCATCAATCCCCTTCTAGGAATTACTGAATAAAGCTATTGTTGGCATAATTGTTAAAGTCTATATTTTTAGTATCTATACCTATAAATCTTGCCCATTTCGGTACATAAAAAGAAGGGCAGTATTTATTAGGGTGTACTTGATTATGTCCTATCAACTGTATATCAGGTATTGCTCTAATCGTTACTTTTACATAAGTAGCAAGACATACTAATTGTCCATGTGTACGAGTATCTTTAGCATTTCCTTGTTTATCTTTTCCTCCTACATAAGCTATATGTCTCGTTCTTCCATTCCATCCTCTAGCTCCATTACTTATCTCCCAACTATCTACATAATCATCCATATCATATGGCATGACCTGTTCAAGACTTCCATCTAGTATAACTAAATCAGAATAACCAGGCTTACTCCATCCTCTGTGAGGAGGTTTTGGCCCTGTATGCCATAACTCTACATCCTCTTTATGAAAATCTCTTCCTTCTGGTGTATCTAAGCAATGAATCATCAAGTGTGTTAATCTACTCATAATGGTTTTATTATCTTAATTAAGTATCCAAAAGACTTAGTTATCTCCTTCCTAAATATTACACCTAATACCAGTAATATTAGTAACCAGAACTTGAAATCTTCCCAAAAATTCTTTCTTATATTAGCATCTATAGTAGATGTTGTTTCTTTAGAAATATAAGGTACTAATATTCTATTAGTCCTAGATTCTACTCTAAGCTTTCCTTGATAAAATTCAGCCTCTAATTCTAAAGTAACATAAAAGCTAGTATCTTTAGTACTTATAAGAATCAAATTACTAGCTGTTATTGTTGTATCTTTAATAAACCCTTTTATTATTCTTTCCCTAAGTTTCTCTCTAAGCTCTCTGTACTTTGCTTCTAAGTTCCTAGAAAGGGAAAGACTATCGTTCAATCTCTCTTCCACATTGACATACTCATTAAGTAAGGAGTCAAATGCAGTGGTATCTTTTACTAACTCTGTTCTGATTTTCACTTTTACAGATTCTATTCTTACTGTATCTGTTTCTTTGTTTACTAATATAGTATCCGTAAGATCATGATATTTAGCTATCTTAGTTATAGCTTTCTTATGATTTATAATATACTCTTTTGCTTTATCTTTATTCTTAGGTACTTTTTGTGATACTCCACAAGAAGATAACAATGCTGCTAACAATATTAATCTACTTAACATTATTATATTTTCTATCTGCTTCATGTTTTTTCATATCTGTTAACTTATTAACTCCTGCCAAACCTCCTGCAAGTAACATAAATGCAGAAAGCATATTCATATCTGCTGTATATTCAGGATTAGTTATCTCTTGTATACCCATTGACATAATAATAATAAAAGAGGAAAATCCCATATATTCATCCCAATCCCATTTACCTTTTATCATATCACTTACTGCTTTTCTGGAAGCAATAAGTATACCTATTATAATCGGCAACCACATCCACTCCTGAATAAGTTTTAACCAATCACAATCTATCAAGTTAAATACCATACTATAAAGGTTTATACCAAAAAATAAAACAGCAACTATCAGGAGCCATTTCAAAACCGTGAATTTTGTGTTTCCTTATAGTAAATATATCTCCGCTTTTTAATATTAAAGACTTCAAAGGATAAACTATTTTCCCTTTAGTTACAATAATACATTCCTTGTAATTTTTATGTATATGTTTATGCATTACAAATTCTTCATCCTTTGTACACATTTCAGCAATTATAAAGTTATCCTCTCTCTTATACAGTCTATGTTTTACGCTACCACTCATAACTATATCAGGATGTTTCTTTTTAGATAAACAAGTCCATCTTGAAGTTAATTTTATATTATCAACTTTTATATTTTTATGAACAGTGTTTAATTCTTCAAAGGGCAGATCAGCATGTTCTTTAATACTTTCAGCTAAATCTTTTATTAACTGACCATTCTTATGTAATTTATCTAGGTCTATATCGTTAACGTGGTAGTCTTTCATCTAAAATAGTTTTCATTGTAGTCATTACTTCTATATTCTTTTGTTGTGATTCTAATATTAATTTATTTAACTCTTTGTTAAGATTATGTAAATCATCATTTCGAATTTGTATAGGTTTTATAAAAACTCTATAAACAACCAACATTCCTGATAGTAAAAAAAATATTATAACTATTAAACCTGCTACAGAAATTTCTTCCTGCAATAGTTTAGAAAGCAACCCTAAAAATTCAATCATCCATTAATTCTTTTATAGTTGTAGTCTCTATTATATTTCCCCTATTATCAACTAAGTTTACAGAATCTTTATAAGGAAATTTACCATCACTTAATAACTTTATTACTTCTTCTAGGGAATCTATTTGCTCTCTAAACTTTTTACTTAGTTCTATATATCTTATTCGTTCTAAATTAAATTCTTTTTTAGTAGATTCTATGTTTGTAACTTTCGTTAGTAATTTATGATTATCTTCAATTATATGTTCCATTTCTGGTGCATGTAACCATAGACTGTGTACTACTGTCATAAAGTTAGTAATAGCTCCCCAATTAGCAAAGAACCAAGTAAGGAAACTAAATATCATAACAATGATACTTCCTGCTATTGACCAGCTTGCTACTTTATTCATAAATAACTAATATAATTTTATTAAGCTACTGTATTTTCATCTCCGGGCATTACACCTGATAATGCATTAAGCCAATCTTGTCCTCTTACATCGCCTACACCTTGTTTTATTATATTAATAGCATCATTAACGTTGTTTATATCGATCTTTACATTATTACCGAATTGAGACAATAAACCACTTATAAGTTTTTCTAAATTTCCTGTATTACCCCGTATAAATTGTTGAGCCTTTGAAACACGTTTACGTCCTTTAATACTTAAAACTTGATTACCTGTCCCATTATCTGTGGTAAGGTCTGGCCTCTTCGTTAAATCTGGTGCAGCATCATCAAAGAGGCGTTCTATTAATGCCTGCTCGAAGATACGGTGAAACTTAATGTCTCTCGATAATTTGTGTTTGCCTTCTGGTGTTAAATTAGTCATAACTCTTTAGTTTTTAGTTTAATATTTATTTTTATGCAGACCTTAATATAGGCCCTCCAAAAAATGCGCCAATTCCTAACCCTGTAGCAACATCTGAGACCACGTCATTCTCATCTATCTTCTTGATGTTTCCGTCATCATGTGGAAACATATATATATCCGTTCCTCTTATAATAGGTGCTCCCTGAAATGCGCCATTCACAAATCCGCTTGCTACATTTGTAACCACATCATTTTCGTCTATCTTTTTGATGTTTCCGTCACTAAAAGGAAACATGTATATATCCGTCCCTCTCAATATAGGATCACCTAAAAATGCAAATTCTACAAATCCGCTTGCTACATTTGTAACCACATCATTTTCGTCTATCTTTTTGATGTTTCCGTCACTAAAAGGAAACATATACATATCCGTCCCACGTAAGATAGGAGCACCTACAAATGCTAGATTTGCAAATCCGCTTGCTACATTTGTAACTATATCATTTTCGTCTATCTTTTTGATATTTCCATCATTACGAGGGAACATGTATATATCTGTCCCACGCAAGACAGGCCTTCCTTGAAATGCACCATTTGCAAATCCGCTTGCTACATTTGTAACCACATCATTTTCGTCTATCTTTTTGATGTTTCCGTCACTAAAAGGAAACATGTATATATCTGTCCCACGTAAGATAGAAGCACCTACAAATGGATTATTAGCCCCAAATCCGCTTGCTACATTTGTAACTATATCATTTTCATCTATCTTTTTGATGTTTCCGTCATTACGAGGGAACATGTATATATCTGTCCCTCTCAATACAGGCCTTCCTTGAAATGCAAATTCTACAAATCCGCTTGCTACATTTGTAACTATATCATTTTCGTCTATCTTTTTGATATTCCCATCATCATGTGGAAACATTATAATGTCAGTTCCACGCAAAATAGGATTACCTATAAAGGCGTTGTTTCCAAATCCTGTAGCAACATTTGTAATTACATCATTTTCGTCTATCTTCTTAATATTTCCATCATTACGAGGGAACATGTAGATGTTTTGTGTAATTGTAGATAGAGTATTATCTAACCAGTTTAAGTATTTTTTGTTATCCATTGTACTTATTATGGTTAAGTAGAAATCCTTATTACATCACTTGCTGTACCATTAATCCATAACTTTTGTCCTTTACTAACAGTGAGTAAAATATTATCATTGGCTAATAACTTACTACTAGTAGAGTTTGGTGTTTTCTCAACTGAAACTTGTACATAAGCTCCCCCTACTGTTATAGCTTTTACTTGTAATAAAAAAGAATTTTTCTCGTTATATGCAAGACTAATCTTGTCGAAGGAAACATCTTCATCATCTCCTCCACTAAGTGTTATATCAGCAGGTACTCTGTCAATGTCATGTAATGCCATAATTTTGTTTATTTAAATAATATAGGTCTTATTTTACTTATCAAGTTTATACTAAACCCTCTAACTAAAGGCTCAAAATCTTTTGTATCAAGAAATTTACAATTTTCCAGATCAACTTTAAAATTATCCAATTTATTTAGTTCTTCTCTTATCTTGTCAGATTCCTTATGTCCTTCAATATCATAATAGTTTTCTTTTTGCCCGTTATTTGGATTTATACGTATTAGAGTTTTTACCCCAAGTTTCTTCATTAATAATCTCTTTTTATTATTATACTCCTCACTATGTTTAGTCAGTTCTATATTACAATCTATTAACTTAAAAAACTTTTCTGTATCTAGCTGGTTTGCTGTTGGCGTTTCAACATCTTTCTTCTGATCTTTTTCTTTTTCAGTATGCATTATATTACCAATTATTATATTGGCTTCTACTGCTTCTTTTAAACTTAAATTCATTTTATTATATATCTCTATGTAAAATTGAAATTTTCATTGACCAACTCATGTTTACTGTATCAACTCCTTTTACTCTAACCTCTACATTATTACCATTTATATTAAAATCTGCGTCCATTGATGCAGTTGTTTCTTCAGGAGTAGTAATATTTTGTGTTGTTCCGTCTTGTACTACTCCTGCCCCATCTCTATGAAAAAATCCCTGTATATGGTATTGCGCTCTTTCATCCATAGGATCAGTAGTTTCAAACCCTATTATTTCAGCTTTTATAAGATAAGCCTCATTATCTAATAACGCAATACTCTTAGCCATAACAAAGTTTCCAGTATTAGTACTTATGTTAGCCGATATATCCGTCCATCCTGCTCCTGAAGGGAAAGCTACCCTTAGACTTTCAGAAATATCATTAACCACTTCACCCCCTTCACTATTACCAATTATATAAGCTTTATCAGCATTTGTAGTAACATAAGCACCAATCGCTATACCATCAGCAGCATTAGCACCAGCTTTAGTGAAAGCTCCTAGCAATGTATTTCTGTCTGTTGCTGATCCATCAATAGTATAACCTAATCCTATAGCAGTATTAAACTCATTTATAAGTGCAAAATTTGTTATACTACCATCAAGTATACCAGTTATACTCATTTCACTTGTTTCTATTCCATCGGAAACATCTGTAAGCTTTCCTTCTATATTAAGGGCGTTAGATACTAATTGGTCTACAGCATTTTCAATACCCATTGTCATCCTCATACCTATTCCATCTGCTGCTGTTGCTGTAGTTCTTCTTTGTAAATCTAAGCCGTTAGTTATAGTTGCAGCAGCACCATCTTCTAAGAAGACTGTGTTTTGCCCAATAATAAACAAAGAACCATTTATATCTAATTGTTGAGTTGTAGAATTTGATACAAGTGTAGGATTAGCTCCTGCTCCTGAATTTATAACTTCAAACGTATCTGCTTGAACTGTTCCAACATCTGTAAGATTAAACCCTGCTGCATCATGATTTACTGTCCACGGAGTATCGCTTCCTACTCCCGGTAAATTAGATAATTGAACTTTTCTAAATATTCCTCCTACGTTGTTTTCTACAATTACCCAATCATTGCTAGCAGGTGAAGCATTTTCGGTTTGTCCATTTATATCAACATTAAAAGTTCTACCTGTTGTTAAGTCACCTCCTCCTGATAATCCATTTCCTGCTGTTAATATCAACGCTTCATCAACAAAAGGCATATTTGTTACTTGCGTCTTTTTTAAAGTTCCTCCACCATTTGATTCAAGTAACAGAAAATCATCATCTAAAGCTACACCTTCCATTTCACTGGCAATATCTACATGAAAAGTTCTATTTACAGTTAAGTCGCCTCCTCCAACAAGTCCTCTTCCTGTAGTAATAGTTAAGCTTTCATCAGCAAAAGGCATATTTCCTAGTTGTATACGTTTTTTAGCATTGGAAGCAGCAGAATCTTCTATGAGAATCAAATCAGCAGCTATAGGTATTAGCTTTTCTGTTACTGCTGCAATCTCAGCAGATACGTTATTATGTATTGCGTTTGAATCTATGCCGGAGCTAGCTCCCTGCCATTCAAAAGGCCCGTTCCAATCCCCACTAGTTGTAGTATTTTTTTGGTAAATAACTGAAGGAGTTATGTCTGTTTGTAAGTAAGTAAATCCTTCAGCTTCTGAATCATGAGCAGCTCTTCCTGCTAAAGTACCAGAGGCATCAATTTTAAATATACCTCTATCCCCCTGTGTACCAGCAACACCTTTTATGTTAATTCCACTAACAGCATTAGAAACAAATTGACCATTACCTAAGTAAGCTGGTAGTGTAGGTGTTGTAGGTTTAACTCCTTCTCCACCTATCCAATCAACTAGTTTCATTACTACTTTACTTGGGCCAACTTCTTCAAGTCTTAATTCCGGTGACCAACCTGAATCTCCCTGAAAAGGAATACCTACACTCCAACCAGCAGAAGTAAGTGCAGAATTAGGGAATGGATGTGGCCCGCCTGTAATCCTGTAATATACTAAATTAGTATCTGTAGCATAGTATGCATAATTATCATCAATAGTAATACCAGCACTATCAGTAGTTCCATTAAATTCCGAATCAAATCTTCCATTGTCTAATCCAAACTTATCAACACTGAAAGGATCACCTTTATCTCCTTTATCTCCTTCAGGTATTCCAAAGTCTAAAGTAACATCTACAGGATCAGCATTAGAATCTACTACAGTTGCAGAAGAACCAGCAGCCAATGTACTAACAGTACCTATTGCTACTACAGGAGTTTGACCGTCAGAAGGATCAATAGCTGCTATATCTGTTTCTATTGTAGTAAGCCTACTCTCAAGGGCAGTAACTTGAGACTGTGCTATATCCTGTTGTACGTAAGTTAGCACAGGATTTTCAGGGTCTGTATTATCTATTGTAATAGAAGCATTAGCACTTGAAATTGAATCTAACTTTGCCAATACATCATCTCTGAAAGCTTGATCTACATGAATGACATTATCAGCATAATGAGCACTAAGATTACCTAAATCAGTAACCATAGCAGTAGTTATATTATCTAAGTCTGTCTTATTAGCATGACTATGTAAATCAGTTAGCAACGCATAGTCCACTAAAGCAGCATCAAGTTCCGCTGTAAAGTCAAGACCTGCAATAGTTGTATTAATAGTATCTATTTGATCTTGTAATGTAGAATCACCACTTATTCTGTTTGCTATTTCTGCATTTAAAGCAGTATTAGTAGCAAAATCATTATCTACTACTTCTTCCCCTTCAACTTTAGGATCAAACTCTGAGAATACTACTAAAGGATATACAAACAATCCTGCTTTTTCATTGTAATAATGAATGTACCTTAATACATCTATTTCCTTCCAATCCAGATGAAAACTCTCTAATGAAGTTACTAACCTTTCTAACTCTTTAGAAAGCTTTATTTCTGCCTTGTAATGATCTTCACCATCTCTGGAAGATTCAGCAATATCAAGACCTAAATCAGCTACTTTCTGTTTAGCTCTGTTTATAAATTCATCTATTTCAATCTGATTTACAAAAGCCATTATACTCCTTTATAAAGTCTATCTATTTTATAAAACTTTAGGTCATCAGGATTATTTATTAAACCTTCAAATAATAACCATTTATTATTGCTATTTATTCTACTTTTAACTTCCGTTCCTTCTACCATAAATACAGTTATATACTGTAATTCATTAGTGTGTGGGATGAACATACTATTAGGATTATTTAATGAACTGGAAGATTTTATAGTATGTTCATCCCACACAAATCTACCATTTTCAGTCTTTGGTATATCAAACTCCCCTCCAAATGAGTTAGCGGTTGCTAAGTTAGGTGAAGGACCACTTTGTTGTGACCTTTGATAATAAAATGTAAAAAACCAGTCAAATTTATCAAAGTCCGGCCCAAACTCTCCTGTATCTAAATCAAATCCCAACTCTCCACTATTTGGTAAGTCAGTAAATGTAAGACCAATATCATGATGATTTCTTGCCCCCAAACTTTCAACTATACCTTCGTCTATTAAGTCTTGTGCTGTAGCTGGTACTGCTGGTTTACCTCTTATATCCGTAGCTAGCGTAATATCACTGGTAAACCCAGAAGAACCTAAATAGTCTCCTACATTTCCGGGGGGACTTCCGCCTCCACCTATCCAACCTACTAATTGATGAACTCTCCTTTCTCCATCCTGAACTACAGCCAATTGTGGTGACCAACCATCATCTCCGGGTACTCCTATTCCTACACCATCTAGTCCATTGGTTCTTACTGGATTACTATACGTAGCAGGATCACCACTTATAGGTGACCAGTTAACCCTGTCTAATATACTTGTATCTCCTCCCGGTACTAATACAAAATTATGCGAAGCCATGAATGTCAAGTCTTCTGAACCAGCAAAAGGTTGTGGTTCTTTTGTCCAGCCTGAAGGTATTATTGAACCACTTGTAGGTACAGTAGGTGCAGAAGGAGGATCATCAATACTACCAGATTCTACATTTCTAAATATGAAAAATGTCATACCAGCATTTGCATTTGCTGCTTCCCCTCTTATCTGAAAAGGAGTATTAAAGGTAGTACCCCCATCTGTACTAAACCTTGCCCAGTTTGCATCAGTAGGATCAGTAGTAAAATTGCTTACTGATCCCGGTGCTGTGGATAAGGGATCAGTAGAATATTCTACAACCAAGTCATTACCATCATCTACATCTACAAGATCAGCAAAAGCTATATAAGTAGTACTATTTGGAGTATAGGTGGCTTCTAAAGTTAGTTCATTCTGTGTTGTAATATCACTACCATCAATGCTTAATACATCATTTCCATCTATAGCAGCAGTTGGGAAAGTAGCATCAGGTAATATTATTCCGTCTAACTTCCAGACAAATGTAACATTAGTATTATCTAATACACCATTTATATAAAATTCAGGATTAAAGGTTTTAGTTCCTGCTTGATTTTTAAAGATAAAACCATCATCTGGTGCTATAACTGCAATAAAACCTACTCCGTCTGTAACATCTATAACATTTACCTGTGTTTCATACTGTGCTCCTTCAAAAGTTATTTCTACAGTATAAAGCTGGTTATTAGTAACATCAGCCGGAGTTACAACAATATCATTATCTATATCACCTAGTTGGTTTCCCGGTTGGTTAGTACCTTTAAACCATTTATAAGTTAATCCAGAAGTTAATTCATCTATACCTCTAAGTAGTTTAGCTGTAAGTGTTACATTAGCAGGAGTTGTAACTTCTGTTATTGGGTCTTTCTTAAAAGTTAAAGAAGTATCAAAGTTTATTATAGGTGTTATTGTATCTTGTCCATCCCATCTTTGCGGGGTACTGTAACCGGGAGGATCAACTAACTGTCTATTACTAAACAAGTTTCCTTTGCTCATATAGGTTACCTTGTCATCTTCCTTAGCAGGAGGAGTATCAAACCAATCATTAGGAGCAGGAAGTCCAAAAGGATCACCTACTGTAGGTCTGTCTGACTTAGTTACTTGAGTACCTAATGGAAAGTTTTTAAATACAAAACTTTGGAATATACCTTGTTCATTTGTTATTCTGGTTACTACCCAAGCACTAAATGCTCCCCCTCCTAAGTCCTTCCTTGTAACCATATGACTGTCTGTAAGTCTAAAGTCGTCATGCCAATCAGCAGGAACAGTATCAGGTGTACTAATAGAACTACTAGGTACACCAAACTGTACTAAGTTAGGATCATTACTTAGTTTAGTTGGTACAGACCATGAACCAATAAGATTACCATCAAACAGTTTAGATGCTACTATTCTCCATAAGTTATGAGTTACTATTGATGCTGCCCAGTCTGCTCCCGGAAAATCATCCGGAACATCATCCCAACCAGCAGGATCATTATTAGGTAATCCATCAATTAATTGTGGTGGAGTTAAAGGATCAGGGTCAGTTTTTAATACCCATTTAAACTTTTGATCTATAAAAGTTTCTTCTCCTAATGAAAATAGTAATTCCGGTATTCCCCAATCGGAATCTGAACCGGGCCTTCTTCTTAACCATTTATGTGGTACTGTAATATCAGCAGTATTTACCCATATTACAGTAGAATCTATAGGACTGGTTTCTCCATTGTTATACCAATCTGCTCCTATTGCAAATTGTGGTCTTTTACCATTAACGTCTGGTGCATATTGTACTTCTTCAGTACTTTCAGGGAATGAAACATCAAAGTCTGGCCTCCAATATAAAGATATATCATAGCTATCAGATATATCAATTACTTTTTGATTATCATTTATAGGAGGTAACGTAGAAAGATAATAATCTTTCTTTAATACTGTTTTATTACCAGTAGGTTCACTTGTTATGTTACTTGTTGCTGCTGAATTATCATCATCTAAAGCTTCACCGTTTTGAAAAGAACCTGTTACTGCACATACAAATACTTTATTGGTAACAACCCTACATATCGTTCCTACTGCTCCTGATGTACCTCCTGTAACCTCCATACCCACATCAAATTGAGTACCATCCGCTACATCAAATTCAATAGGAGATTTATGTTCGTTTACAGTAGCTTTACAACCCTTTACCATTCTCCTTCTAGGAATTTTGGCTAAGTCAAATAAATCCTTACATAGAAAAGGCCCTCCAACTAACTCATTAGTTATACCAAATCCATCTATTTCAGTACCAGCAGGAAGTGTAGCAGTACCACCTCTCTTAATTAGAACTCCTACTAAGTCTAAAGCTGTCCTTATATCCTCAAATAATGTTGTATGTGCCATTATACAAATGATAAATTTAAAGTTAAAGTAGTATCACCTACCTCTATAGCACTTCTAACTACCCAATAAGGGACTACTAAGCCAAAACTATTTGTTACATTTACAGTTGATAGTTCTACTAATGGAAAATCAAGACCTCCAAGTAAAGCACTTACTAGCTTCGGTGTTCCTGTTGGCCCCATCCAATATATAAATCTGTTAAATCCCGGTACTCCGTGCTTATAATTATTTGATCCCCCATATAAAGCTTTTGCGTCTGCGGCTAAATCACTATTAACTAATATAGCTTCTACAGCAGCTTGAGTCATGTCTCTAGGAGTTGTTTGAATAATATCACTAAGGTTATAAAAACCCTGATAAATCCTAGAAAGGAATTGAATGCCTATATTCTTACTAGTATCATTACCAGAATCATCTTCTACAAATATTGCATGTACACCTGCTAATCCCGGACTATTACTTGTCACATTAAGTACATCGAACTGCTTCTCTACATCTGCCTGTGGAACAGCACCTCCCGGATCAGGAGTTATAGTAATTACTGATATAGGATTAGTTTGAGTATTAGCAGTAAACCTGTAATCTCCTGTAGCCACTGTGTCTCCTACTTCTGCACTGGCAGGGGATACAGAACTGGTTATAGTAGGTGCTAAAGTTTCTATATTATCTATAGTAATTTCCCTAACTCCCGCCACTATTAGTTCAGTAATCTTTATATCTATACCTCCTTTTAATAAGAACTTATCATCAGGAGTATGTATTACTGAACCGGGGCCGTCATCTGTACATTTGGAGATTTTATTACTCATCCTCTACCAAATCAATGTTTGCAATTAGTTCATTATTAGATTCAATTATTCTTTGAAACTCCATAAAGTTACTAGAGCAGAATTTTGTTCTTGCTGACCTTAAATGTCTTAATAATATTGTTTCATCTCTTTCTAAATGTCTAAATTCTGTACAATCTGTCTTACCTTTAAGTTCTAACTCCAATAATGACTGGCTTACCTTATTAAGTGATTTACTACCATTAGATGTAAAAGGTATTTCTTGTAAATTCTGTATAACACTTGCTATTCCTATTAATTCAGTTAAAGTTTTTGAATTCCATACACCACTAGTAAGTTGTTGAACCTCCTTTTCTGTTGTATCGTATGCATAGTCTCCTTCTTGCTCTGATCCTGTTTTATTTGGAACAGCAAACATATATGATTGATACCTTCCATCTCCTTGTGATGCAGGAACAGTAAAAGAAGTAACTGCATGTGGATCAAAAGTTAAAGGAGCTATTATGGTGTCATCTTTAGTACCTTTATAGGTAATTAACAAAAGTAAAGCTGTATCTGCTCTTACTAAGTTTGGTGCTCCCCAACCAGTAAGATTAGTAGAAGCATCATAGTTACCTGTATTATCATCTATTATTATATTCTCACCGGGTTGGTCTACCTTAGCGTCTGCCTGCTTAATTGCTAATGCCATATTATATTAGAATTATAAGTTACAATATACAATTTTTTAAAGAGAAAAAGGCTGAACTAACTTATAAAATTTATTGTTTGCTTCTAATCTTTGTTGTCTTTCTATTATTCTCCAAAGAGGCACCATTTCTGAAATTCTCCTGTTAACCTTATCTTCTCCATAGTTTACTCCTCCCTGAAAGACCCTTTCATCTTTACTTCTAATTGGATATAATAGTAGGTCTTGAAAAAGTCTTACTGAATCACTCATAACATCAAAAGTAGCTGCGGGTGATCTGACTAATTTCATTCCTTCATTATAAATTCCCGGAGGAGTATAAGTAAATAGTTCTGTCCATAACCTATCTTGTTGATATACAAATATATTAAATACATGATCCTCTAATGTTACATCATCATCATCTTCATCTGCTTCAGCAAGAAGTTGAAGCAGTGATCCTGCTATAATAGTACCAGTAAAGAATAAAAATTCTACAAAAGTTCTTCTAAGATTAGCCCTTTCAAAATCAGATAAACTATTCCAATGTACTTTATAATTGGTTGTTATATTATTAAAATCTTTTATCAAAGAAATACCAAATTTTAAAGTAGTAATATACATTCCTTCATCCGGTGCATTTCTTCTTTCATTCCAGAATTTATCTTTTCCATTCCTCCATCTTTTGTTCCATCCTGGCCTCATCCATTTTCTGAATTGTATTGCTAGTTTTCCAAGTGCTCTTCTTTGTAAAGCGCTTGCATCTTCATCTGCATATATACCATGTAAATACTGATTAACTGCAATTACTTCCCTTCTAAATATAGAAAACTCTTCAACATCTATCTTCTTTCCTTCTTTTACTTCAGCATAACCCTCTTTTAACTCATAAGTATCCCAAACAGATTCAAACTTATTAAATTGATTTCTTGCTTCTTCTCTTTGCTTATTATCCTCGAAAGGTATTTTATTTCTTTTGGCCCATTGTTCTGCATTTCTATAAATCTTACCATCAGCAACTTTATATCCATCCATCATTGCAAACAGTAATTGGTTTTGCATACTATGTTCTCCCATGTGAAGCATAGCATAAGCAGAATCAGTAATCCATTTTAACTTATGTAGTTTTGTTTTGATAGGCCCTACTTGTCTCCTTGATAACTCATCTTGATGTTGTAATACACCAAACAATTTTGCAATAGCATCTTCTTTCACCGTTGCTGTAGGCTTGTTTCTCTCTGCTATAAAATGTAATATATTTTCATTATACCTTACTTTTGCTTTTCTATAATTTTCTCCATTTACCCAAAAGCCTGCTGCTGCTTCTATAGCTAGTTGTATTTCTCCAAATACTTTGTTGTTTATACCAGAAAAGTAATTAAAACCTAAGTTTCTTAGAGAAGCATAATTTTGTAGTAATCTTGCACCCTTTCTAAGCCACGGAGGCTCTTTTACATCAAAATCCTCAAAGAATATACCTTCTATCCATTCATCAAAGTGATCTAATATATTAGAACCTACTGCTGATTTTACAGCTTTTACTTCTTTCCCTCCTCTTTCAGTAGCCTTCTTATCTATAAATATCTCTCCCCACGGTGCTGTCCTTAATAATTGTTGATGTGTTAATATCTCTCTAGTCAGTAGTATTTGTTCCTTAATTTCAGTTTTAAATTGGTGATTAATTGCAGTATCTATGAATGCTTTCATAGTTTCTTCAATATTAAAATCTAAGTTTTCTGCATGATTTCTTCTATTTTGTTCCCTAATTTCTTTATTCTTTTCTCTTAATTTATTTTTTTCTTCTTCTGTAAGATCATCAGGAATCTCTTCCAAACTTGTCTGGCCTAACTTACTAGTATAATGAAAAGGTATAAAGTTTACAATGTTTTCTTCATCATCCATTATAACTTCCAACTCATCTTTACTGGTTAGTAAATCTTTCTTTATATTGTCCAGTCCAGCAGTATCAGTAATAGCTTTAAAAATATTCCTTTGATCTAAGGGTACAGCAGGTAACATACCTCTCCTGAAGGTTTCATCTCTGGAAGATTTAGTTAACTTTTTTAGCATATTAAAAACAGTACTATGAAACTCTCTATCTCTTACAGTTCCATTTTTTATTATCCTTTCAAAGTCTTTAGAACCCCATTTATCTTTTCGTGGTTGTGTTAATTCTCCTTTTGGATACCTAGTACCAAAAAACTCTGCTTCTACATGGTGTTCTTCCATCCAAATTCTAAATTCATTAGCATCTAATTCTTTTTGTTTTTTTCTTACTATTTCTGCATAATTGTCAACCTTTTCTATATTAGCACCTAACCATTTACTCATTTTCTTTCTAGCTTTTGCTAACAAGAAATTTCTTTCTCTTCCTTCAGGCATGTTATCAGCCTTTTCTCTCATTTCCTTTACTTCTTCAAACATTTCTTCTCTTTCCGCTGCCCACTCTGCATGTCTAAATTCCGTAAGCAGGAAGCCAGTTCTTTTACCACTTTTATCTCTTTCAAATAGTATATCTATATCTCCTCCTTCTGACTTAAACTTTTTAATAGCTGCTTCAAATTCCTTCTTTAATTCTCTTGCTTCTAATCTTGCTTTATCGTTAGCTATATTATAGTTTTTGATTGTCAGTGCTGCTATACTGTTATTAGTGTCAGCCATAGCATCTAACCAAGCTTGTACTTTGCCCTCATCCCTGTCTAATCTAAAAACTTGTTTTACATCTTCCATTATTACAGGATTAGATGATATTCTACCTAACTTTCTGGAAAGTAATTCTTCTGTTAATCTTCTCCATTTTACTTCAATATCCGAGAATAACGGAAGGTTATCTTTAATTTTATTAACTATTTCCTCCATTTCAGTACCTACAAAGTCTGATCTATTTAAATTATGTATATCTTTAAAAGATTTAGTTATAGTTACCGCATTATAAAGTATTGCAATAGCTCTTCTTTCTTCTTTAATTAATTCATCTTTACTAAGATTTTCAAAGTCTATAGCTTCTACCTTGTTAAGTCTTTTAACTACACCATTAAAAGTACTATCCAAGCTTTCTTGTATTAAGGCGAGGCCTCGTGCAGGTTCTAACCTATCCAACAAATTGATTAAATGTTCAGTTTCCTGTCTAAACTTTCTATTATCCCTAAATTTATCTATTTGCTTAAATAAACTTTTTATTTTTCTATCTATAAATTCCGATGCGGTTTCTTCTGCCTTATTTTTTGACTTTTGTTCTTGTATATAATCAGAGGGCTTACCATCAAGTTTTCTTTGTATATCAGAATCAATCATTTGTCTTGCCAATTCTCTTGCACTATTATTATTAATTCCAAATATTCTGGCAATTCTATTAAACAAATTGCGTATCCATCTAACTAACCTATTTTGTTTTTTAGAATCTTTAAAAACTCCAACACCTTCTCTACCTATTGCGGTAACTAGTACTTCCTTAGCTAATCTATCACCAGATAAATCTTTGTAAGTATTGGCTACGTCATTCCATAGCTTAGAACCTTTAAGCTGTTTAATTCCTGATTGTACTAAGGGATGATTAATTCCTAATAAGTCAATATAAATATGTCCAAATTCATGTATAACTGTATCATCAAAAACTCTTTTAGGGTTTAATTCTATAGTAAAAGAACCATCTGAATTTTGTGGCAGTACTCTTGCATTAGTCTCTGTATCTTCTAATTCCTCATTAAATATAATTTCTACATTAATGCCTGCTCCTGCAAAATTTCTTTTTAAAGTTTCTACTTTTTCAGCAATTGCATCTTTCTGCTCCAATTCCCCTTCACTAAATTCTTGTCTTTGTGATGATTTAGCCTTTAATTCCTTTAATTTTCTTTCAAATTCTTCAGCATTTTCGACTCCTTCAGTACCAGTATTCTCTTCTTCTATTGATAAGTCTATGGGTTCATTTCTTTCATCTAAACGAGCATTCCAATCTATAAATTCTGGTAATACGTGTACAGATTCATCTTCCATTAAGTTATTTACAGCTTCTTCAAAAGAATTAAAAGGTAATTTATCACCTAAGTAAGGATTGTTACTTTCTATCTCTGTTCTGCCATATTCTACAAATCTCCCCGGAATACCTAATTTTTCTACCGGTGTGTAAAAAACATTATTATTGCTTTCTCCTATTCTTGCATATATAAAGTCACTATCTTGTATAAACTTTTTATCTTTAAAACTAAATCTGGGATTATATATGAAAGGAGCACTGGCTACCTTATTATACTCATTGCTTTCTTTATTAACTACTAGATAACCTTTACTATTTGGCCTCCATTTTCTACCTCTAACTCTAGGAACTACATCAGGATTTTTCCAATTATTCCTGATAAAATCTCCTATATGCACAAAGTCAAACACATCCATTACATCTGACTTATTTGCTACTTTTAAAGCATTTCCTAGCGTCTTACCAACACCAAGACTAACTAAGGTTTCAGTAGGTATTATATTGGAGAATGAATTCCTGCCAAAATTCATACCATTTGTAGCAAAAGAATACCTTATTAAATCTTCCCCCAATTCTCTAAGGTCTACTCTATCTTGTTCTTCTTTATTTAACTTCTGTCCTTTTCTTAGCTTGGATTCAATAGTAGCATTAGTAGCATTGATCATGTTTAATAAGGATTCCGTTAAGATATTTTCTCTATTATTATCATTAACCTGTCTAAAATCTATTATGTGTAGTCCTTTATTTTCTTCTATATCTGATTCACTAATTTTCGGATTTAAAAAGTCTAATATATGCTCCCCTGTACCTAGTAAATCCTTTCTCTTTTGTTTAAGCTCCTTTAACTTTTGAGCAGTCGATTTATTAGATTCTCTAAGGTCATCTGCATTATTTTGAGTTATTCCCATAACTCTGGCAGTATCAATATGAGCAAAGAAGTCATTTCCCAACCTTAACAGAGTTGATGTAGAAAAGTTATGAAGCCTGTTTAGTAAAGCCGGATCATTCTTTACTCCTCTGTTTACAGCAAAGTTAGATAAGTTCCTATAAGCTCTGCTTGCCTGTATAAATACATTAGAATAAAATTTTAAGCTAAGTAAGTTTGAGTAATTATAGAAAGCCGCTAAAGGTTTATAAGCACTTTCCTCTACGTCAATAATAGGAGAATCTTGTGTCAAGTCTAATGGCAATATTGCTTGTATAGCTGCTTGTTCACCAGACAAGAATCTAGGCCCTAATTGCTCTTTATTATTACCAAAGTCAAAAGGATATATGCTTGCATCCCTTATTTTATTTAGTATTTCATCTGTAGTACTTAAAAAAGGCCCTGCGCCGATAGTATCTAACTTAGAAGCCTGTACAGTTGTGTTTATTGCATCACTAGCCTTCTTAAAAGTATAGAAGTTATGAACTACACGTAACTGATTAGATAGATAAGTTAATCTTTCTTGTGATCTATCTACTTCCTGACCTTCTTTTGTTAACAGAGGAAATTTAGAAGAATCTTTAATAGCTTTATTAAGTTGTCCAAAGCTAAAAGCTGTTACTTTATAAGGATTAAAACCTAGCCTTTGAACAACTTCTGCCCTTTTTAGCTTTTTAAATGTTTCTGCAATTACTTTTGCTCTTTCCAATGTAACATTTCTAGTAACTGCTATTATTTCTGTTATAATTGCTGTTTCTGCTTCTTTCCTATCATTAACTTCAGAAATTAGTCCAACAGAAGGCTGTGATATAAAAGATGCTGCTGTATTTATATCAATACCAGTAGATACTAAAGAATGAAATATAGGAAATGTTAATGTTGTAGTTCCTATTCTGCCAAGTACAGGATTATTAACATTATCTACAGCAGCAGCTAATGTTTCTGCTGATATTTCAGTAAGAAGTTCTCCTTGTATATTTAAATTTGAACCATCTACAGTATGTCCAACATTACTAAATTCTATAGTAATACTATCTTTATCTTCATTAACTATAGAATCAGCATATCTTTTTCTAACAGTATCTACATCTAAAGCTTTTTTGCTATATTTAAATTTAAAAGCTATGTCTTTTCTTATACGTCCTTTAATTTCTTGAGCTACAGGCAGAAAAGAATTAAGGTTAGCTGCTATACCTTTTAATTCTCTACCAGCAATATTTTGTTTCCTAAACGATAATTGGGAGCTATAACTAGAAAAAGCCTGTTCAAGTTGTTTAACACCTTTTAATTCATCAAGTCTGTCTGCTGCTTTTTCTAGTCTACTAAATCCAGTTGCATTCAATACTTCTACTCTGTGTTTCTTATCAGATAATACAGACCTCATTATGTCAATTAATCTATTCTCTCTTGCCTGTATAGAATTATCACTAGGTAACTTACTAGAGTTATACTTTATCTTTTTTCTGTTATTGTCCAAGTTATACCTAAACATAAATAACTCATCTACATCAAAGTCAGAATTCATTTGTACAGCTAACTCTTTAGGTATGTTTATTAAAGATGAAGATTCTTTAGGTAGGAATCCTACAACTTTTAAAACAACAGTTGTACTTTTAGAATCGGTAGGTATTCTTATGCCTAACATTTCTAAAGCTTCATCTGGTATACTATCTATTGGTACAGGATTACCATTTTTACTAAAAAACTTAGAAGTCCATCTAGGCACTAATACCTCTGCCTCCATAATATTACCTTTTTCAACATACTGTAACTCAAGACCTTCTTCCCTTTCCAAAACTTCCTTTGTATATTCTATCCCCGTATCTAATACTTCTCCTAAATCTTCTACTGTTTGACCTCTTTTCATAAAGGTGTTAGAAAATTGTACAGCAGCAAAACCGGGTAATTTTTGATTAGTAACCCTGTTAGTAAATAACGATGTGGCTAAAGCTTCAAATTTCCTACCTAGATTAGGACTAAATAAGGGTAAATTAAACTCTTCTTTTCCTGTTAGAGGAGTTTGTAAAGCCTGATCATAATTAAGTGGTAGTAATCTGTCAGAAGCTTCTTTTCTAAATATGCTTCTTAGTTTTTGTAAATTTAATAAAGTGGTTTGTAGATCATCATTTTCTATTATTCCTCCTAACTCCTCAACTAACCTAGTTCCAGAATCTACAATGTTTTGACTATAAATATCAAAGAATAACTTTAAAAGCTTATCTCCTTGTATACTTTTACCATCTACTGTATACTTTTTATCTTTTTGTAAATTACCATGAAATATTCTTGAAACTTGTGTGGCCAGTTTAGTTCTTGAATCCTGAATATGGCCGGGAACTTCTAATACTGTTTGCCAGAATCTGCTTGGTATAGTTTCTATAGGGGCAGATTTAAGACTAGCTATGTTTACATTACCTTCTTCATCATGAATCCTAGTTACATTTTTAGTTCCTACTTTAGAAGCACTGGCATATATAACTTCATCAACTCCATTCCCCTCCATATCAGTTCTTATCTTGTCTATTTCAAGACCTTTAGTTAATCTTGGGATAAGGGGTATAGTAGAGTACTTTATTTGCCTTGTAACAAATATTCCTAAATCATTATCAAAAAATCTACCATGATAGAATCCTTTTCTAGGTTCTAATAAGGTTTGTAACTCGTCACTTTCTAAGTTTTCCCCTCTAGAAGCTCTTTCTATTAATTCTTCTAAGTTAGGCGTTAACTTGCCTTCATCTAACAAAATATTTTTTAATCTTTCTAAAGTTATGTAACCACTAGCATCTGTACTTTCAAAATTTCTATATAAGTTTGCTGTTTCTTTATTAGTAAGTTCTTCTACTCTATTTGCAAGCTTAGAAGAAAAGACAACATCGGCAAGTACTTTATAAGTTATGTTATTTTTAGTATTAATTCCAGAACCCTTAATTCCGGGAACTATAAACCCTTTAGCCCTTTTATTTACCTGACCATCATTAGAACTTTCCTTAAATTCTGACGGACTTCCTATAAATAAATTTAAGGTTTCAGTATTAGCAATAAAATAATTTAAGGCAAACTCCGATACAAACTCATCATAGTTAAGATTTTGCTTGCTTGTAATACTTTCTATATTCTTTCTTATAGGTTCAAAAGACTCTTTAACTCTTTGAGTTTCTAAAAATACAAATTCTGCAATAGCATCTTCTATCTGTTCTATACTCTCATTTCCTTGTAAACCATTCTTTATAACACCATTTAGTCTAAGATTACTATTATTCAGACTAGGAAAATGGTGAAATTGGAATACTCTTCCAACCGGTATACCATCTTTAGAATAAACTCTATTTCCATTACTATCTAAAGTATAGTGATAATCTAATAATAACTGCTCTTCTTTAAGTCCTTCTTTTAGCTTTAATTCCCTTGTTTCAGCATCTACTACAGGTAAACCATCGTTATCTAATTCAAACAAAGCATTTTTTGCATGAATCATGGAATCCATCTCTTGTAGTATTATATTTCTTAAAGCATCATGTAATTCATTGCCTTTTTGAAGAACACCCCCCGGACTAAAGTTGCCTCTATATCTTTTACTTCTTATATAATAAACAACTCCACCATCTGAAGGTATAGGAATAGAATACTTGGCAGTATTAATAGTTTTTCTATTAAGTACGTCTGTATCATTTATAAACTTGAGTACGTTAATAAGATTCCAACCATTATTATCTAGTTTGCTATACTTAGTACCTACAAATTCATCAGCATTTTTAACAGCATCAAAAAGTGTGTAACCAAACCTTTCTAAAAAATCTGTATTTAGTACAGGTAATCCTTCACTATCTGTTAAGAAATTATCTCCTTCAAACTTAACTATTTGTCTTAACCAATTTGATCTGTTTAAGTTTTTTGAATTCAAATAGTTTAATAACTGTCTCTTAAATTCTGTCTTTTCTTCTGGTATTTGAGACTTTGCAAGCGCAAAGAAATCACTTAAAAAAGTAGGCAAATAAACTGATTGCACTAAATTATTTTCCCCATTTAAATAACTATTTTCAGTTACGTCAAATCTATATAAAGAGGTTCTTCTTGTTACTCTCCTTATATCTCCTAGTATGTCTACTCCGCCCTCTGATAAAGTATTAAGTATTCTATTTAAAGGAGTTATAAATCTAAATTCTAATAAAGAGCTAGGATTACCAAAACTATTAAGACCTATTGCATCCTGTGATTCAGCTTCGAACATTTGTTCTAAGAAATTTTCCCCATCACGTACTACATCAAATCCTAGAAGGGAATAGACATTTGAAAGCTCTTTAAATATACTATCTTTATTCTTGGGAAAGTTATCTAATAATCTCTCTAATTTGTTTATCTTAGTCCTTACTTCTTTAATGCTAAACAGCCCATCTTCAAATCTACTTAAAATGTTAGTACTCCATTCAGAAGCTAAATTCAGTTGAGGGCTATTGTTATTTGATATTAAAGTTTTATGAGTTATGCTATCATCGTCTAATAACTCTACTATATCTAAGTCTGCTCTTGGAGATTGATTAGAAAAATGAGAAAACCAAGCACTTAACCACCTCTCATTGCTTTCCAGTTGATCTTTTAGATAGCCTAAACTAGGATCAAATCTTGATAATTGTCCTAGCTTGAATAACATGCCTTCTGTACTGTGTATGTTTGCCAGATTATTTAATAAGTAGGGATATACTGAATCGAAGTCCAGAAATTGTTTAAGACCTAAAAAATTACTGGTTTTAGGCACATATCTCTTTTTACCATCTTTTGTAATATCAATTTTTTCTACAGCAAAAGTAGTTCTGATTATGCTTTTAAGTAAGTCTGTAACTCTGTTCTTAGGATTGATACTTAACGTACCTTCATCTTCAAAAGGTTTGACAAGTAATACACTTTCCTGATTAAGAACATCTTCAAATGCAGCAACTCCACTTTGTTGTACTATTTTGTCCTTAGTAATCTCCCAAATGTTTCCAAACTCTGTCAGAACTCTATTAACATTTGTTCTCTGACTTTCATTTAATTCTACAGACTTTCTCTTAAAAGCATCAATTATAGTTGTCTTATGCTGTTCTTCGCTAAAGTCTGGATTATTTCTTTTAGATATTTCAAACAAAGGTATTATGGCATTTACAGCAAGCCTTGTTTCAACATTACTTAATGAACCTGTGTCAGCTTTTTTATTTGTTTCCAAAGGAATCATAAACTGGGTCAGATCATTATTATCTGTATTAGTATTTATATCCTCATTTTTTACATTGAAACTTAATCCCTGACCATCAAGAATTTTAGTTAATTCGTCTAACTTTGTAGGCTGACCTGTAATTTGCTCTATTATGTCTAATATTATATTCTTTAATTGTTGCCATAATGTTTCTTTTTTACCCGGAACAATATCTTTGTCAGCAGATAAAGAAGTAAGCCATTTAGCCATACTTAGATTAGTGTATGCAAACGCTACTACTTCTTGTGGTGAATTATTAATTATATGACTAAGTTTACTCCTAACATCTGAAGGAGCATCAAGTATCTTATCTTTAATGCTATTAACAAAGGCTAGAAGGTCATTATCTAATCTTGCCTTATCTACAATCCCTCTTGATAAAATTGCATGAATAGCTTCATGTGCTAAAGCTTCCTCTAGGCTAACCTTTACCTCTTCAGTAGATTCTGCCATCTCTATTGCATTTCTGGCAAATGATATAGTATTATTAGAGCTATCATATATAGCAAAAGCATTAGTATTACCTTGTGAAGATACAGATTCCGAACTCATATTAACTCCCAACTTTCTGGCGGCTTCAAGTATAGGCATAAATTTTGAGTTTTCTAATCCAACGGATTTAGCAAAGTCTATTATGCTACCACTCCAATCAGCATTTGAAAGCTTATGAGTTACAGTACTAGTATCTTTTTCTAATTGCTCTTTAGTAGCTAAAGGTTTTACACTTGAAAATAAAAAACCTTCATCTTCTTCTGTTTTTTGTTCCTTGTTTAAGTTAAATTCTCCTATAGCTAGAACTAGGTTAGACTTAGGTGCTTTTCCTTTAAGAGAAAAGTTAGTAATTATTTCCCCTTTACTGTTTTTAACTACTCCTACATCTGTTACAAGTCCTCTGGTTTCATTTATAAAAGTATTATAATTAGAATAAACAGTACTATTATCTAATGGGCTAATATATTCTTTATTAGTGTTAGCCAAGTTTCCATCTATATTCCTTAGTAATCTAGGAAGAGCTTTCTTGATTAAGGAAGATGATTCTATTTGGTCGATACTTATATCTTTAGAGGGTTTGGTTACTTTGAATTTACCATTCTTTTGTTGTATAGATTCCCTTATTCTAAGTATGGTTGTATCAGTTTTATCTTTTTTATTATAAAAAATTTCTACTCTTTTTCTAGTGCCTGATTCATCTATATAAGATAATTCCAGTCTGTCTTGAGTAAAGTATACTCCACCTTTACCCTGAAAAGTAATCTGGTTAATAGTATCTTTTAACTTAATACCTGCCTGTGATGTTAGGAAGGAACTACTGTTAAGTGTAACATTTTCAATTAACTGTTTAATTAACCCTCCCACTCTTTCCTGAAATGGGGTAGTCAATCTTTGACTTACAAGCTTTACAGGAAACCTTTCTTCGTTAGGTGCCTCTACTACAGTATAAATAGCTCCTTTAGTATAAGTTTTATCCCTGTTATTGAGAACAGATTCAAAATCTCTTGTTCTTCTGCTGAATTCTCTTTCAGATTCAGGAGCATTAAAGGCTTTAAGATTTGTAGAAGAAGAACCTATTGTATATAACTTAATGTTTTCCCCAAATGAATCAAATAACCTTACTTTTTTAGCTATGTTAATTATACTACCAGAGTTTAACTTTATTATTTTAGCATTACCTATATCTATACTTGATTCTGTTTTAGATGCACCTTGCAACATCTTAGCAGCTTTATTTCTTAAAGACCTTATAGTTTGCAAATCTTTTTCAGCGCCTTTAATCCTCTCATCTTTTTCAGCCTCACTTAATGTTTGATTTCTACTTAATTTTGTCTTTAAGATTTCTATAAATTTATCTTTACCTAGTATAGTATTTACTGCTCCTATTTTATTTCCTTTACTATTTATTATTTCTATTGTTATATTATCAGGAGTTATGTTTTTTGTTTTCTTAGGTCTTACAACCCTTAAAGTTACTGTATCACCTTCAGATAATTCCCCGTTTAATATGTCAAACATACCTGTACCCTCATCCAATGTATGTGATGAACCATCTGTAATGCTATTACTGGAATTATTAGCTGAATCTATAAGAAATATAGATGTAGTTCCTTCTAAATTAACAGATTCCTGTGGTACATTCTCTTGGGGGGTAGTTTCTTGAGAAGAAACCTCTTCTGGAATAGTTTCTTGAGTTAAAACTGGTTGTGGAGTAGTTTCTTCTGGAGTAGTTTCTTCTGGAATAGTTTCTTCTGGAATGGTTTCTTCTGGAATGGTTTCTTCTGTACGTGCAGATTCTGTACTTTCATCTTGAGAAGAATTTACTTCTTGTAATACTCCATCAGTTCTGCTATCATCTGCATTTTCTTCATTTAAATCGGATAACTCTTTATTTCTATTTTCTTCTGGTTTCTCATTGTTTTCCCTTGCTTCTTTCCGTGCTTGATTTGCTTCCTTTAAATCGTTAAGTCTGTCTACTTCTCTATCGACTATCTTTGCAGCTTTTTCTCGTATACTAGGTTCGGGAATAGATTCAGCAAATTCTTGAAGACTTTTTATAGCATTGTCAATTTGTTCATTAGTAGCTGAATTGAAGTTAGGTATTTCAGCATTTATAGCTTCTTTTACCGCCTTGTTCAAAAACTTACTTGCATCACCTTCAATTTGTTTAAAGTCATTTTTAGCTGTTTCTACTGCTTCTTCTGAAAAAGAATTATTTACTTCTTGTTCAAGTATGGGAACAAGTTCATCAGAGGCTAATAAGTCTGCCTCTAAGTCTATTATTTCTCTTAAAGCTGAAGTAACATTTTCATTGTTTACTTCTATATTTGATAGATCAATAACATCTTCATCCTTGTTTAATTCTTCTCTCTTTCTTTCTAGGTTTTTAATTAAGTTATCAAACCTTTTGGTAGGAGCTTCGGTAACACCTTCAGGACTATTCAAAGCATTTAAAGAGGTTCTCTCTATTTCTGATAAAACCTGAAGCTGTGGTATTAAAGAATTTATTGCTTTTAATGTAATTGACTTATCAACATCACCTTCAATTACATCTCTAACTTGTTTAAGTACACCTGAATTTAATTTTAAGGTAGCTAACTTATCTCTTAAATTATCTTGTTTATCTTTTTCAATAGATAATTTTCTACTCTTTGCAGCAAATCTTTTAGCCAGTAGGTTTTTAATTTCTTCTTCTTCATCTTTAACAGTTACTATCCTATTGTTTAATTCTTTAAATATAGATTCTCCTGTTTCTATACCTCTAGTTAGCTCACCTACTGCATTTTGTATACCTTCTTCTGTAGCAAACCCTAATTCTATTAGTTTTTTCTGAAAATCAACATCTTCAATCTGATTTAGAGCTAATCCTACATTACCTGAACGTGCTGAAGAAAGACCAATATCAACACCTAAATCATTTACTATTTCTCTTATCTTCCCCTCTTTACGTTCATCTGTAAATTTGCTATAGTCTACCTTTTTTCCTGAAGGAGTTTCTACAGTATCACCATCTTGTATAGATTTTATCAAACTTGCTACTTTACCTACCTTAGCTTTCCTAGCTTCTATTTCACCTAGTCTCCCTTTAAATCCTGTGGGAACATTTCTCGGCCTTACTAGTTTTGCTCCTCCTTCAAAAGCAACCCCACCTAATACACCAAAAAGAGCAGCTTCATAAAATCTTCCATCTGAAGTATATTCAGCAAGTCTTTCATCAAATGTAGAATCGTCTAATCCTACTAAGTTTTTTCCTAAAGAAAGTCCTTCCCCTGTACCTACAAAATTTACCATTTCTTCTACACCTTCAGTAAGTTGCCTTCCTGTAGAAGAATATATAGGACTAAACCTGTCCAATATCCTATCACCTATCTTGACTTCCTTCCCTAAATTAGCTTTGGATAGTCTTCTGCCTGCTCCTGCTCTTGTAAGTAATTTGCTCAACCCACCAAAAGCTACAGCAGTTTGAGCGAAGTCAAATACTATATTAGCAGAGTTTACAGCATAACTTCTCCAAGCCGCTTTAGCAGCAATAAAATCCGTTAGACTTTCTTTTGTTACTTCTCTACCTTCTTCACGAAGTTCTTTAGCTGCATCAGATTGAAGTGCTTTTTGCCAAGCTTCTTCATTTTTAAACCTGTTGATTAACATTTGTCTTGTTTGCAGTATTACTTCCCCACCTTCTCTAAAGTTCTCACCATTCCTCATTATTCCTGCTGCTGTACCAGTTTTTGCTAAGAATTTAGCAGTACTACCTATTCTTCTGCTTAAATTAGATAATCTTGCCAAGTATGAAGCTGCTCCTACTGTACCTACTGCTGGTAAAAGTAAACCTAGAGTTGAAAATACAGATACCCCATTTTGGAACCACCAAGCAGGGTCTTTTATATCAAATGTTTCATTAGGATTCTCTTGAAATATAGGAAATTCTTCACGTCCAAACTCCCTTATACTTCTTCCTAGTTCTATTATGTCATTATTAAAGTCAGCATCTTGATTATTTATTTCATCGAATACTGCTTCGCCTAGCGCCCCAATAGAACCTATTCCTTCTATAGTACCACCTACAACTTCTCCTAATACTCCTTGAGCTAAGAAATTACCAAATTGATTTAAAGTAGATTGGTGTTGTGCTCTTAATAACCTATTATCTGCATTTGGTTTTATATTAAAATTAAACTTTCTAGTATCTATAGAAAAGTCAATAGCTCCTAATCCTTCCTGTGTAGGTAAACTGTTTAATACATCCTTTAAACCAGAAGGAATACCCGTAGTTATATTAGCTCCTTCTACTATAGGAATACCCCCGGGATCATCAGTTAATCCTGCATTTACAAGACTTTCTCTACTTAACGGCATGCTTTAAAAACGTTTTTTAAGTCCTTCTATAAGTTCTTTAGATGCATTTGCTTCTGCTGCCTGTATAAATAAAAGTGTATTAATAAGGCCATCTCTTGTAGCAAATGATTTTTTAAATTCAGTACCATCATCAAGAGGAACCGTTAGTTTAAAAGGGGCTAAAGCTTCAGCCCCCCTTGCATTGTTAGAAGCTCTTTCAATCTTAGCTATAGTATTTGGTTCCTTTTTGTTTGTATCAGGATTTACCCTGTTATTAAATATTTCTACAGTGCCCTTACCCGAAGCTGTATTTTCTATTTTTGATACTTTGCTAGACATTAATAACCTAGCCGCATCTCTATTTCCTCTTTTAAGTAAAACAGGCATAATACCTATAGGAGCATTTATAGCTACTTTACCTTTGACTGCATCAGGTACGTCATCTCCATTTATATTTACTACCAATTTAAGTTGAGGATCATCTGGTAAAGTTGCCGTACCTAATATAGTAAAGTCATCTTTATCTATGCTACCAAACTCATCTAATTCATCAGCAGTAAATTTTAATTTTTGTGTAGAAAGAGGTCTTGGTACTATACTTGAGTTTTTAAAGTCTTGATTGAATGCAGAAATTGCTATATCTTCCATTTGTTGTTTTATTATTTTACCTTCTTTATCTTCAGGTATTGTTGTTATACCAAACGTTTCAGGTCTTATAACAGACTTGTCTTTCAATAATTCTTTCATTTTCTTAAATACCGGATCAACTTTAGCCTGAGCTTTAAATCTTATTCTTTCTACTGTTTTTTGTTGTTCTGGTATTAAAAGAGATGTGTCAACATTATTATTTGCGGTAAGATTGTTATTAAACTGAGTTTTTTGTTGGTTTGTAACTCCTTTTCTAAACTTAGTTTTATCCGTAATTTCAAAACCTCCTGATACACCGGGTGTAAATTCAAGTAAATGATTTTTAATTGCGTTAATTCCAGCTTGTTTAGCCTCATCTGTTACAACATGTTCTTCTAATCCTAATTCTTCTAATGCTTCTTCTTTTAATGAATTTTCGAAGTCTTGAGCATCCTTTATTTGATTATTTATTTGTTCTAATCTGGCACTTATAAAAGGTTCTAAACTAGGATCAGTATTATTTGTCAATTGATTCTCTAATGCTGCTTTTTGTGCTTCAAATGAAGCTATACCGCTTTTTACATCTCCAACATCTTTAAAAGGCGAACCTTCTACACCTATCATGTCTATGGTAGTAAAACCACCTGTAACATCAGGATCATCATCACTACTACCTGTTGTTCTAGTACCTGTTGTTCTAGTACCTGTTACACCTTTAAATTTATCAAATCCAAATATATTGGCTGCTGTATTAGAAGCTCCTTCTATTTCTGAAGTAAATAGTACATCAGATAATACTTGTTTTACAGACTTCCCTTCATCTAGTTGTTCTTGTATTTCTTTTTTTGTATCTTCATCATCTATATTAGATAATAACTGTTCCTTCACTTGTTCATCAGTTAAGCCTGCTGTTCTTATAAAGGCTTCTTGATCAAAAAAAGCTTTAACTGAGGGATCACGTCTTAATATATCTAATCCTGCTGCTCTTATATCATTTTCACTTGCCTGCTCTAGTTGAATAAACTGACCGTCACCTGTTGGTATTAGTCTACCACTAGACTCAAATTTACTTAGAATTTCTGAAAGTTTTTTATCTACATCTACTCTTTCTGCTACTGTTCTAGGAACAAAAGTTGTAAAACCCCCAGTTCCATCAGGTCTTGTACCTCCTTGAGCAGTAAACTCTGTTAGAGCAGCTTGTAATAATCTATTTTGTGTAGTAGCATCAAGATCAGATTCTCTAACTTGTTCCCTAAACTTACCAAAAGCTTCTCCGCTTGTCTTTAATGCACCTAAATCACCTCCTAGCAATCTCCTTTTTACATCTCGTGCAGTTCTTCTGGCAAAACTTAACGACCTGCTCAAATCTCCTCCACTTTCTTGTATTTCATTATCTATAGAACTTCTTATATCGTTTATTGCTTGTTTTACTTTATCTTGTTCAGTAACCAGTCCTCCTATTTCTATACTTTCATCTATGGCATCAAATAATAAATTAGATTGATTAAAAGCCTGTTGTCTGGTTTCTAACCCCCTTGCTATTTCTTGAAAAGGTAAAGGGACAAATTGTGAAACTTGTGTTTGTCTAGGTACAAACCTAGCCGGTGTATCAAATCTGCTAGCCATTTTAAAATCTACCTATTCTTCTTAGTATGTTTGAACCAATTCCTGCTCCTACCTTTCCTGCTTTGTTTGAATTGTCTACACTATTCCCTTCATTAATAATACTTTCTGCTTCTGCATTATTACCTCTAAGATTACGGGATGATTCCCTTAGTTTAATTAAATTTTGTGGAGGAGTTCCACCATTCAGGAAGAAGTCAAACAGTTGATCCACATCATCTAGGGTAAAGTCTACTGAGCCGGAAACTAAAGCCTTTATAATTTCTGCCCTTAATGCTTTTTCATCTCTTTTTGCTATTGATTTTTGAGCTTGATCTCTTTGTGATAACTGTGATAATGCAGATGGTACTTCACTACCTAAGAAATTCCTTGCTGCTGCTTCATTTTGTTCATTTATTATTTGTTCTTGTAGACCAGAAAGTTGATTTCTCAAAGCAAACTCGTTAGCCCTGTTTATATTTCTATTACCAACACCGCTAACATTTTGAACTGTATTCTGCGCTTCTATTTCTCCTACCGCATCTTGAGCAGCACTATCTACAACTGCTGCATTAGATAAAAAAGCCCCTAAATTCCCACCAGTATTTCTAGCATTTTCTGTAGCTAATCGTCTTTGATTTCTTACTTGTCTTAATGATTCATTAGGAAGGTTTACAGATTCTTCCTGTATAGGTACTAAGTCTGGTATAACAAAAGGGTCAGGAGCAGTCGTTCCTCTAATAAAGTTACTTATTATAGGGGCTACTTCAAAACCTTTCTCTACCCCCTTACCTATAGTCTTTAAAGTTTTAGTAAAGGGATTTATTTCTCTTTCTTCTTCTGTACCACTTGTATTTAAGCCCTCTTGCGCTGTCTCATCTCCTTCTTTATCTTCTTTAGTGTCTGAAGGTAAAGAAAGTCTAATAGATTCGAACTTAGGTTCATTAAGTCTCGTTACTGTACCGTTAGCATTGAGCAATGGAAGTATTTCACTTCTTTTACTTCCCGGAATAATAACATCCCCCGGAAGTATTTCTATATCTTCTCCTCCTTGTGTATGGGTCTTTCCTCCCTGAAAGTCGGCTATAAGTTTAAATCTATCTCCTATCTTTCTAAATACGGTTTCATCTTTTTCTACCTCAACATCTAAGGGTTTGTTAAATTCTTCTATAGGTTGTTCATTTGTAGCCAAACCTTTTTGTGCAATGAATTGTGATTTATCTATCCCTATTCCTTCATTTTGTTCCTGCACAAATTGAGCCTTTTTCAACTCTTCTTGTGCTTCTTTTCTTTTACCCTTACCAAAAGCACCACCAATCTTACCTCCTATAAATCCTGTTAATAAGTTTGCACCGGGAACAGGAATTAATGAACCTGCTAATGTTCCCAACTGTCCACCAATCTGTTTATTTCTTTCTTGATTAAAGTCTAACCTATTAACATCATTTTGAGCAGACCTTACACCAGTTATATATCTCTTTTTTCTCTTAGCCATTATACAGTATGTCTTCTAAATATTGATATAATATAGTTCAATGTCATTTCATTATCTTCACCATCAGCACTATCAAATTCCAATATAAATCTTGAGTATTTACCTTTCATCCTATCTTTGAACTGTTTTTCAAAGTCTACAACTTCTATATCACTTTCATCTATGACCGAATTAAAAGGTACATGAACTCTATACTCTGAATTTCTATAAGCAGCTTTAACCTCATTTCTGTTTAAACCATTTAAAGAATCAGTTAATACAATATTAGCCTTTCCAGTATTTTGAGTATCATTACGAACTTGTATTCTGTCAAAAGTACGTTTTACAAACTTTCCACTTCCACCAACATCTCTAACTATGTTATTTATAAGTAATACATCAAATACTTTGTCAACATTCGGTACATTAGCAATAAATTCTAAAGTGAAAGGAAGTTTGGTATCATTAAAAAACTTACCTATTTCTCCTTCACCAAAACTCCAAAGAGCTTGGTTTTTATCCAGCAGTAATTTCTTTTTAAATTTAACCGCACGTCTAGGTATAAAGTTACTAAAAGACTCCCAAAAACCTAATTTCAGGGAATAACTTATTGTAAATCCTCCTGAAGTCCCCCTTGAAATAAATACTCTTTTATGTTTATGGTCATAGAAACTATGATAACCACTATCTTTGGATGGATTATCATTTAAATCTTCTGTTAAGTTATCAAAGAAAAAATTTGATATTCCCTTATCACTAATTTCTTCTAATTGTTGATTAAAAAGGAAAACTTTACCCCTTACGGAATCTAACAGTATATAACCAAAAGGAGTTTCTGTATCTCCCCACTTATATTTAGTTCCTAAAAACCCTCCATCTATATCTACTATAGGCTTTGGCTGAATACTAAAAAAGTCTCCCTTACCTAATACTAGTTCTCCTGTGGTGGTTGCAGCTTGAGAAACAGGATTAGTAAAGGTCTTATATAATGACTTTTCTGTACGTATATAAAAGTCATTAGCCCAATTAAAAGTATTGATTATTTCACCTGTATTTCTAGGTAAGTCTTGAAAATTATTAGGTAAAAATATTCTATAAGCATCTAGATGTTCCCCTTCTAGTAAAGCTTCTGAATATATACTTCTGTTGCTAAAGTTACTTATCTGTTGAAATAGTAATGGTATAGGAAAGAATATTTGTACTTCATTTTGTCTATTATACTGTTTATTATATCCTATAGAATGCCCTTTGTCAGGAAAGAAATTAAATAACCCTAAATCTCCATCTTCCCCATCTCTATTTAATATCTTTGAATATTTAGGAAAATATGGTATTGTTCCTTGATTTAAGGCCCCCGCTTCAATAGTTGGTGATTCAAAATGTTTATAATTGTAATTACCCTTTGTTTCAAACCACGTATAAACTATACTTCTTGATTTAGGAGGAAATATGAGTTGTGATTCTGTATGTATTCCCCCCCTGTCAGCCATAAGTATGGCTACCTTAGTTATAAAAGTATCCCCACCAAATACTTCTATTTCTGTATCTGGAAGGACTGAATCATCTACTATACTTTTCCTTTCTTGGTTTAAAAAATATTCAGCACATTTTATGTAAGAAGCAGAAGTTATACCTGAATAAGGATTAGCAACTTTATTTCTTAATGTATATATATTTAATGTAGGAGCTTCTGTATCTACTCTATATATCCAAGTTGAACCTTGATTAAAATAAAACTCAGGATTTAAATCAAAATCACCCTCATCACTTTCTGCTTCTAATAATAATGATCCATTAGACTCCGCTATTCTTAATTCTGGATTACCGCTAAAAGGCAATGAAGTTTTTCTGTTATTAGAATTATCATTTCCTGAAACCGCATCGAAGTAAGGTGTAACTTTATGTTTATTTCCTGTTAAAACTTTTTCTGTGCCTAATACTCCTGTACCACTATCAAAATTTAGTACATTAGCTACTGTAAAAGCTTCAGAATCTTGCAATCTTGAATCAAATAACCTTTTCGGAGTAACAGTAGCACTTTTTCTATAATGTGTAAGACTAGCTGGTTCTATAAGTCCATGTATTATATCCGGCATATAGGCAGATATTAACTTCCTTTTTATACTATTATTGTCTAGTACAGTAGAATCTAATTGTAAAAACTGTCTACCAAAACTAGGAGCAGGGAATACAAAGTTGTCATTACCAACATTTGACTCTATAACTGGTTTGAATATACCTTGAGCTATATTAAAACCATCACCTGAATTATTTCTCTTTTGTCTTACTACATACAAACCTTGTATTAAGTCCTTAGCTGACTGTGGTATTACTACATTTTTTAGTTTTATTCCTAATACTTTTACTTTCTGATCATTACTAATTCTAACAACAAAAGGTTCAACATCATTACCGGGAGTATGATGAAACCTTACATTTCCAGAAGGATAACCAAAACCGGAAGGATAAGCTTCAGAAGATACAAAAGTACCCATTACTCCACCAGAAGCAGGGGTATTTACTGTATGGTTTCCGGGTATATGATAAGCTGCTCCTATTCTTCCTGTCTTAAATATAGGAACTATTGCAATATCATAAACCTCATCTCTCATATATCCTACAAGTTCAAAAGTTTGTTTTTCCCCCTTATAATCCTCAAAGCTATTCGTACCTTGATTAGTTATCTCTACAGGTTCTGTCCTTTGCCAATTACTTGCTATATTGGAAGATATACTAAATACTTCTCCATCTACTTTTGTAGTAAAGCCTTCATTTACAGTTACTTCTTTTATAAAATAATCTACAGTTATATTATTTGCTATGCTTTGCCAGTCTGTATCATCTATAACAGCCTTTAAATTTGATAAAACTGCTCTTCCTTGTGTTTGATTTATAGATGTAGCCCTGTCATATTGATTACCTAAAGGAGATAAGTCTACCCTTTCTAACCCACCACTCTTTTGATCTGTATTGTTATATGTAAAGTCTAAAGTTTTATTACCATTACTTTCAGTTATAGCTGTTTCAGTAGGTATCCTTCCTACAACATCAGCAGTAAATACACTAGCCAAACCTTCATAATGTATAGCTATTATCTCTACTATTGGAAAAGAAGTATCAACATTATCTATTTTTATATTTATAGACTTCCCTGAATCTGTCTCTGGTAAAGCCCCATCGAAGTTTTCTCTTCCTACATTAGAAGCCTCGTCTGTTACTGGTATAGTTTGAGATACTGGCCCTACTCCCGTTTTATTTCCTTCTCTACTTATATACCTTACAGCAAATTGATATATGCCCGTAGGCAATGATCCACCAACGTCTACATCTATTAATTTTACTATACCTAAGTTAAAATTAAAGAATAACCTTGTATCTTTGTCAAGATTACTTTCAGAAGGAATATTATCTAAGTTTATAGCTCTTGGAGGGAATGACTTGCTTACAAAATATATCATTCTTTCTCCTGTAAACAATGTTCTGGATATTATATCTATCTCATTGTTTATATCGAAGGAAAGTATGTTACTAGAATAATTAACCCCTGTAGAAGTTCCTGCACCAGTCCTTAATATACCAGTATATGTACCATTAGAGGAAACAGAACCTATTTCAGATATAGTATTAAGTAAATCAACTAACAGAACTATAAGCTCATCACCTAGTTCTGCTGCTCCTATAAGTCGTAAGTCAGAAGGTAGGTTTGTAAATAATTTTGTGCCTTTCTGTGTAACTAAATCCCCTGTATCTGTAATTCTCCATCCTTTTGCATTAAAGAAAGTTCCCTCTGGCTGACTATTAAAAGCATAGTCAGATACCATACCTTTACTAAAGCTATGAATTTGTTCAGGCATTACCTTTCTTCATTAATTTCCCTCTAAGTCTAACCTTTGAGCTTTACCTAAATTTACAAAATTTGTATCATACAATGTTGCATTAGGAATCAATCTGAACATAATATTCTTTAACCTTTCATAACCTATTGCATCTGGTTTGTTAGCATCCCCTCTAGCCTCCATACAGTATTCATGCCATTTTTGTTCTACATATTGTATATCATTAAGAGCAGGCTGCTTAAATTTGAACCCTCTTAATGTTAAATGCATTGTTATCTTCCAAATTAAAGCATCTAAGTAAGACCTATTATCTGGTATTAATGGTATACCATCCTCATCTGCTGGAAATGCAAGATAATCTATGTTTATGCTACCATCTTTTACATTAGATATAATACAATCTTTCTTTATATTAATATCTTTACTGCTAATACTTCTTTCCTTAACTAAGGTTTCTCTTTTACCATCTATTGTATTTAATGCTGGATTTATACATAATTCAGCAGCGTTTATAATTCTTACTAGTCTGTAAAAATCTCCCGGTAAGTCTCCTTTATAATTTTTAAATTTTATAGTAGCTGGTTTTTCTTCAAATTGAGCATGAGCACCTATAGCTTTAAGCCCGTCTACCAACCAGTCAATCATTGTATGATAAGGAATATTAATATCATCTTCTAAAGCCCTATCTGATATAGCTCTGGCAATTACTTCTTTGTATGAGATATATCCTGTTATCATGCTTCAAATCTTTTATGCCCTCCGGGAGTTTTCATTATAACAGCTAATTTTCTCTTATTAGCATAAGAAGGAACAAATCTGAATAAAGATTTACCCCTAATCATGCACCTTTTATTATTCCAATGAAACTTGGCTATAAAACCATCACTATGCTCGTTAATATGTTTAGCTTTAATTCCTTCTTTTCTGTAAGTACCATAATCATTTGGAAGATTACCTAAATCTCCTTTGTTCTTCTTTATAGAAAATTCAGACAATCCAAAAGGTAATTCTACAACCTTTCCATCAAACATATACTTTATTAACTTTTTATTAAAATTATAAAGTATAGTACTAAAAGTTTTAAAGTTACAAAACTCTTCTCCTTTAGACTTTTTTTCTTTTTTGTAGTCTAAATATATAGTTCTAATAGAATATATTCTGTCAGTTCTCGGCATTTACTTTAACATCTCTGCTATCATTTTTATCATCTTTAGGTAATGTAAACTTAGTTTGTATTTCAGAAGATAAAAGCATTTTAAATATTGTATCTAACATATCTGAATGTATAGGATATTCTACATTATATTCTACATCATCTACATCTATCCCATTAAACTCCATGACTTCTACAGGATTCTCAAAAATACCTAGTATACCTATAGCAGAACTACTTACGCTTTTAGGTGTTTTTATGTAGATATAACCATCAAGCTCATACCATTTACCAAATTGTCCACCAAAATGTATATACTTGGAATAGTTTGCACTTAATCTAGTCTCTCTTTGATACTCTATTCTACCATCTACAGAACCTACATAACCTATAGCTAAACCTACCGTTAATGATATTGGTTTAGGTATCTTGGTTTCAGTTCTTCTGGCAAAACCAGACAACTGTATATCATTTTTACTATTAAGCTTTTCGGTATTAACTTTGCCGTCCTTACCTAAGACTTGGGAAAGTCCTTCAATATTTGTACTAATTCTATCATACTTTTGCCTTATTAGCTTTGCTCTATAATAATTTAACATATAAAGGATATGATCTTCTGTAGGTTTTTGATCATCGGAGGCTATGCCACCTCCTATCATATCTTTTATATTATATATTATTTCTCCTAGTATTGCCATAAGTAAAAATAGGTTAGGAGGTATCACCCTCCTAACCTTTAGTAGAAAAACAAACCGAAAAAATGAACTATTATACGTTAGGAAGCCCTGCTCCAGCCATCCATGAATCTAATATACCTTCTACTGCATCTGCTTTAGTAGTAGCAACACTAATATCAAAAGCAAGAACTAAAGCATTAGTTGTTTTAACAACATTACCTTCCGGTAATCCTTCTTCGTGTTCCAAGTCATACTCTATAACATATTGTGTATATGTACCAGTACTAACTGCACGTGGCGTAAATTCATCAGAAGGAAACTGTCTTGGATTAGTAAAGCCATCAAATGAAGCAGCTACTTTCTCCATATCCCTTACTTGTTCCCAAAAACCACGACCAATGTTAACAGGAGTTGTATAAGTAACCGTTTCTTCTTCTCCGGGAACTCCGTTTACAGGAGCAAGTGCAGCATCAAATGATACTTTTTGGTAAAAGTCAACACTACGAGTAGTTACTTTTTGTCCTTTTAATTTTATACCATAGTTTCCAGCAGCTATTGTACCAGCTAAATCTACAGTAGCAGATACATCTATAGTTTCAGTAGCACCACTATAAGGCCTGTCTAACTCAAAAGTATTAGCATCAACTACCTTTGCTACCTTGTATACCACGCTTCTAAATACAACTAAGGTTCCTACTGTTAAGCTATGAGCTGTGGCAGCTACAGTTACACTATCTTTAGTAAGTGTCGGATCCATTGTAAGCTCGGTTATCGCTCCATCCCCGGTTACCTCAGCTATGACTTTACCTCTAAAAGCTCTATTATTATCTTTATTAACTTTCTTAGCTAAATCACTAGCTCTACTATACTGATCAGTAGCTCCTAAAGTATTACTGTAATAATCTCTACCTGTTTGTCTATGAGGAGTTACTCTATCCTCATCATTGAAAACTATTCGTAACCTATACTCTTTAGAAGTATCCATTGCTAATGCATTAGCAGTTCCGTTATAACCTATATCGGTTACCTGTTCTACAGGAGCAGAATAAACCTCCTTCCGCCAACTTTTAACAAGATTAGCATTTATAATATTACTTAGTTTTGCCTTACCTGCACCTACACCCAAAGCCAAGTAAATTGCATCGTTTTCAGCACCACTTGTAGGAGTTGGAGTACCAGTTAAGTTAGACAAAGCTCTGTTTAATACCAATAAATCTCCATCAATAATTGTGGTGATAGAAGTACCGGTATTGCCTCCACTGGTATTAGTTACTAATACTTGTGTAGGTCTTTTAGAAATTGACATTGACATAGCACTATCGCTTTTTAGTTAATATAAATTAATGAACTGAAAATCTTATTTGAACAGCAGCATCTAAAGCATCAGTAGCATGATCATTTACTATTGTTATAACAGCCTGTCCAGCAGTTACTGCTGCCTTCATAACTCTAGGCTGTCCAGCATCTTCATAAACACCTAATGTAGCATGTACTATAGAATCTGCTTTAATCCTGCTATTTGTTAAGGTAATATCGGTTGTAGCACCAGCACCAGTTGCTAATGCAGCAGTAGTTATAGTACCAGACATACTATTTATAGTTGGTGTAGAACTTGTAGCACTTCCTTTTTCAAGAACGGTATCACCATCTGTTGCTACTTTTTGATCTATTACAGCTTCCTGCTTTGTTATAATATCATTAGTTTTTTTCCATAATTCCCCTATGAATGTAAAGGTTTTATTAAGCTGTGTAAACTTGCTAATATCTTTTGTAATTGCCATAATAATATTATTTATTCAATCCTTTGTAAATTTTGTTTATTAGTATTAATTCTATTAGATTCTATTGATTCCAGATAAGCATCAACTGCAAGTTGTACTATCTTATTATGAGCATTCTCATTTACCTCACTGTTAACTTTCGGAGTTGACTGCGAATTTATTTTGTTTGGTCTTTTAACATAAGTAAGTAGAAATTTAGTAATAGAAAATCCTGATACTGTCAATATAATGATTTTTCCTTCTTCATAGAAAATTCTAGGCTTTCTTTTTTTAGGTTTGTAAAAAGGATTTACTAAAGCAGCATCATCTACCTGATCTTGAGTTAAAACAGTAACTTTTCTATATACTTCAGTATTGGTACTATTCTCTTTGACTTTAGCTCTACCTCTGACATAATACTTATATGGACTATCAGCAAGAGTACCTGAACTTGGATATAAATCTAAGGAATACGCATCACTTAAAAAAGAATAACTAGTTACACCAAGTTCTCTGGTGAAGACTATTTCTGATAAGTCATCTACTCTTAGTTGACTTTCTTCAAAACCATCTAAAAAGAAAGCATCCCTTCCTCCATAACTTAATGTAACAAACTGATCTTGTGCAATGTTTAAAAATTCATCTATTACTTCTGGAAGGATATCAGGTGTAATACCTGCATCCCCTCTATCAGTTAGAACTTTAAATCTTATATGCATCTCATCAACTGTCACTTCTTCTTATACTTAGAAGTTTCTACATCTGAATTTTCAGGAGTTTTTTCTGCATCTTCTACGTCTTTTACTTTTTCTACTTCTTTCACTTCATCTTTAACCTGTTTCAGTGTACTTTCTTCCTTAGTTTTAGTATCTGCTTCTTTTGTTTCCTTTTTATCGTTTCCTCCGATTATGCTATCAAGGCTTTGAAAGTCCCTTCCTTGTCCAGCAGGAGAATTTATACCTAACAACTCATTAAGTTTAGCCATTAGGCTTATCTTAATTTGTTGGTATTTTTTATTATTGAGGTTTCTTATAGCAGACTCTTTATCATGCCCAAGCATGGCATTTGAATCTACAATAATTATCTGTCCTGCTGTTTCCCTTAGTAACTTTTTATACAATAATTTATTGAGGAATACATAATCCTTAAAATTAGGATTATCAATAAAGTCAATAAACTTTCTAGGATTAGCATCAACATCTGCTCCAACCTTATCTTCTATTATATCAGGACTAACATCATCTACATTATGCCCTGTACCAGTTAGATAATCAATTTTATCGTTTAAAGTCATATCATTATATATAGAATATGCCTTAGCTCTATCTTGTCTTATGTTATTAGAAACTTTTGCAATAGCTTCCTCATTCTCCATATAAAACAAAGGTCTGGACTTTTTATCAAAAGGCCCATTTTGTACATGACGACTGTCTTTAAGTACTATAAACCTTAACAGTCCTTCAGGTAAGCTAGTATCTATTGTTTCTCCTTCATCACCTACCTCTATATTATATTCTCTCCAAAAATTAGATTTAGGACTTAAAATTCCCTTTTCCAACCCAATAGCCTTTTCAAAAAACCTTTGTAGTTCTTCATCATTTTTTAGTTCTCCTATTCTATATCTACCAAAGTTATCATATAAACCGGGAGCAAAAGTAAGTGTAGTATTTTGATATCTCTTTACTTTAGACCAAGGGTCACGAACTTTGACTGATAATTTATATATCTTATTATAAGGCAGTTTATACTTACTGCATACAGCCTCAAGACTATCTAATTTTGTTTCTTGTACTAATTGTTCTTCCATTTTTACTTAAAGTTAAAAAAGCTTATAGTATACTATGTTACCTTATAAAACAAAAGTAAACTATAAGCTCTTTATTATTTTTCAAAAATTAATTCACCATTTGAAGTAGGGTCTTCTACCTGAATACCAACTTCTGCAAGAAGTTCCACTCTATATCCATCAATACCAGAAGCTCTCATAGTATTCATATCTTTTGCTATACCACCCATAGGATCAGTAGAACCAGCTACATGCCACATTGCATTTTCGCTATCTGCTAGTGCTACTTTCCTTATATTAGACTTACCATTCTTTCTACCAAAGTTAAGAATAGTAAACCTATAAGATTCTACAGGCTTTTTAGTAACAGGGTGTAAATCTCTATTATGAACAAAATCATCATAAGGAGGAAATTCTTTAACTGTTAACTCTATACCATTTAGGAACTTTACAGTTTTAAAGGCTCCCTGAAACGTTAACTCTTGTCCTTTACCACTTATAAAGGTTCCATTATCGGTAACTGTAATACCTCTGGCATTTTGTTCTTCTCTTATCGCTCTATCAAATTCCCTCATACCCATCTTACCTGTTAAAGCTACAAACTTGTGATCTCCACCCCATGCATTAGCAGAATAAGATAGTTTTAACAAAAAGTCATCCAATAATTGATAAGTAAGATTTGTATAGAACTGCACATTTGCAGGACTTATTTGTTGCCTGAAACCAGCTCCATGATATACAGGAAACCCTGATTGTCCTCTAATAGCAATATCTGTTTCAGCTACAGGCTTGCTATTAAAAGTTGTATAAACAAGCGATCTATCAATTTCCCGCATCCATTGTGATAAAGCAGTCCATTCAGCCGTCTTTGTCCATAACTTTGTGGATTTTTTAGGATCATTAGGATCACGCATTTCAATCACCATTACTTCCTTAGCAGCATTTCTTGATACTGAATAATGCTTCCTAAGTGTGGTAAGTTGATTGATTAATGACATCGGAGTTGAATAATGAGTTCCTCCACCTTTAGAACTATATTCCTCAACGGTTGAATACATTTTACTGAACTTAGCACCCTTTTTAATTAATACAGGGTCTAAAAACTCTTGCGTTACATCAGTAAGAACTACAGTATAAACCCACATATTACCATCCTGATACTCATTAACTACACGAACAAATGAACCATCATCAGCACGTAAATTATCCGAGGCTTCAAATATGTTATCTTCCAGAAATATCCTGAAAGGTGTTTGAGAAATACCGGGAGTACTACCACCATCAGGACTATCCTGTGCTATACTAATAGCTCTTTCTGTTTGCCCATGAACATCCCACTTATACTGCCTATTAGTAATAAACCTTGTATTCCCTATTCCACCTGTAAGTAGATTTAAAACATTACTTCCAGTCATACCAAAAGCATAAGCTAAAACACCATCCATTTTTACAGGTTCGGTAAGATAAGCATTAGCTAATTGATTGGTAGTAGTTAAACCACTAAAGTCTCTGGTTGTGTAAAGTTGTAAAGGACTAATATCCTCTTTAAAAGTCGCCATTTTTTGTATTTATTTAAATTTAAACATAGTTAGTTAATTTTCAACAGTCACCGAACCATCATGCATAAAAGGTATATCAGAAATAGATACCTCTTTATTTACTTCTTCTCTAACTTGTTTTCCACCTTCTTTCCTGTCTGCTTTTGTATCATTGAGCCTTGTTAATGCTTCTTTGATTTCCTTTACAGACTTATTACTAACTTGCTTCTTAACTTTATCCCCTAATTTAAAATTCTTCATCTTAAAGTAAGCAATTTTAAGTTGTGTTTCCTGATCATGGTCTAACTCATTTTGAGTTTTACCATTCTTTACTGGTTTGGTTATATAATCATAAAGCTTTTTAGCTTCGTTTTTCGTTATTTCAAATTCTCCAATTTTATTTAGGTTAAGAACTTCTTCCTTAAATTGATCTGCCTCTTCCTTCCTCCTTTGTTCTTCCTGTTCGGCTTTCTGATTTTGTTCCTTAATAAGCCTTTCTTTCTTTTCTTTTTGTACCTTAGCTAAGTACTCTTGTGCTGTTTCAGCCTCTTCTTTAAGAATACCAGCATCTTCATATTTCTCAATTTTATCTTGTATCTTTTTGTTGTCAGTAATACCTTGATTTATCAAATAATGTTGAATCATAGTCTTTTGATTCAACTCTTCTTCTAAACCAACTTCCTCATAATTTATTTGATTTTTAAGGTTAAGATATTCATCAAACTTCCCACCCTTCTCATAAAATTCAAGAGCTTGTTTTAACTCTGAATCTTCAATAGACTCCTTATATATATTAATAGCTTGATTTCTATGATCAGCCAGAAGTTGTTCAAGACCTTCTTCATCTTTAGTATACTCCTTATCATCATCAACTTCAATATAATTATTTTTTATAAGAATATCCATAAGTGCAGAATGAGGATTTTCCTCTTCTTCACCTTTATTCTCTTCTTTAAATTCCTTCAGAAAGTTAACCTCTTCCTTAGTTCTCTCTTCCTCCTTCTTAGAGCTTATCTCTTCTATCTTAGCATCCCTTTCAGCAATAAGCTTATCTTCCTGAACTAATTCTTCTTTATTAGCAGTCGAAGGTGTATCTTTATCTTGTCTGTTTTCTTCAGGATTTATACCCTCTTTATCATTTTCCTTGTCTTCTACCCCAGACTGATTTTCAGTATTTTTTTCCTGCTCTTCGGCTTTTTCACCTTTAGTTTCTTGTTTTTCACTTTTTTCTTGTTGTTCCTCTTCTTCACCATCTATTAGTGTTGAAGGAACACTGTCCAACTGAAATTGACTATAAAAATCCATGTTTTTACTATTCTTTACTTAATTAAACCAAATATAAATTAGAGGTCATGAAAAACATGAAATTTTTCATGTTTTTTATGAAACTTTAGCAACTATACAAAGTCTCCTTGTATAGAATCCTTTTCTGTACTCTCTTCTATAGGTACAGACTTAACAGATGTAACATCAAACCTTGCTATTAAGTCATCAGGAGTTAGTTCTCCATTCTCTATCTCAAATTGATCAGGCTTTCTAGTTTCTGTTTGTATTACATCTACTTGTAATCTATATCTACCATTAACTTTCCATAGTTTTATTTCTGGTAGTTCTTTGCTATTAAATCTTAAACTAGTTATTGATTCAGGTACACTTACCTCTTTAACAACTCTACCTTCCTCGTTTTTTACCTTTATTAGTTTTGTTCCCATCATTTTTGTTTTTAATGTCAAATCTATTTTTATTTTCTTTAGCTACTTTAAGCTTGGTATCTATTTCCTTATCTTTAAGTTCCAGTTCTTTATCTTTCTGCTCTAATTCTTTTCTCTTATTCTCTCTGTCCGTTCTAAACTTTTCTATTTCAAGTACATCTAAAACATCATTTGCATCTTGATCTGTTATACCTAAATCTGTTAATGCTTTTATTTGAGCTACTCTAATATCTTTTTCTCTATCTAATCTAGCACGTTCATCTTCTCTATCTTCTTTAGCTAATTCTCTAGTAGTTCTTTCCCTCTCTACTGATATCTGAGTTTCTCTTTCTGCTTGAGATTGTCTTTCTGCTTGATCTCTTCTCTTATCTATAGCTTTTTGTACAATATTAGTTGCTTCCGATAATGATCCTGAAGTTAATACATTAACTACATCATTTAACTCGGCTGCTCCTGAAGCAATCATATTTTCAGCTAATAATTCTATCTTCCTAAATATTCTTGAATCTCTGCTGCTATTTGTAACAAATATTCCTAATTCTGAATCATTTAAAAGTTCTCCATCTATTTCTAATACTATTCTTTCTCCATTATCAAGAATGCCTGATAACTTCCCCCCGTCAGCATATGCTATCTGTGCTAATCTAAGTAATTGATTTAAATATTGCTCCTTGACACTATTATGTTCAAAAAATATAGGTTCGGTTATATTAGCACTTTGGTTTATTGATCTTTCTATTCCACCAACTGTTTCTCTGCTTTGTATTTGAGCTTCCCTTTGAGGGCTAACACCAGAAACAACACTTACTAAGCTTTCAATCTTTTCAAGTATTGCTATATATTGTCCTATAACTTGAGACATAGTTCTATCTATAGATGTAAAACCATTAAAGTTAGGACTTCTTCCTTTATTTACTCCTTTCTGACCTTCTTCAAAACTATTTATGAAAGCTATGTTGCCGTTATCTAAATATTGTATCCATTTATCAATATCCATTCCTTCGCTTTTTGGTAAATAAGCTAAATCCATTATGAATGCTTTACCTTTAGCTTTAGCCATCTCATTTTCTAACCTAAACCAAGTTATATTATATAAGTACTGGTGTGGTTTAAGTAAGTCTACTAAACTTCTCCCTTCTGAATTTATATTGTTATATATTCTTCCTATAAAAGGTAATTTCGCTCTTCCTATTCTTCTAGGGTCTGCAATCTGATTAGGTATAGGTTGTTTTACAGGAAATATATCATCTCCTATTCTAGTCCCTTCCCATATCTCATCAATCCATTGCCATTCAATTACAAACCCTGCTTCCTTATGTTCTTCTGTAAGCTTAAAACTCTCATCTACTATTGTCTCCCTTAAATCCCCTTCTTCATCAATCCATGTAAGAAAACCTATCTTACGCAATGCTCTCCAAGCAAAATCTGCTACCCTTATATGACTTCTAGTGCTATTATAGTAATTATCCCTATTACTATGTGGTTTATCTCTATACGCAAATTCAGGAAAATATTTGCTACTATTCATAGCATGTCCTACATCCCCTCTATCAATCCTTCTAACTTCATCATCAGTTAAAAATTCTCCATACTCATCTATAACCTGAGAAGAAGATAAATATCTTTCTTCTCTTGCCCATTTAGAATCTTCTACTCTATCACAACTAGGGTTTTTATCAAATTCAAAACCTAAAGGATTAACTACTCTGCCAGTAGGATGGCCATTCCTTATACCTGTATAATAAAATTCTTCTCCCGCAACTAAAGCATGAAACATACCCTTATTAAATTTCTCCTCTATGTTGTCATTTTTGATTAATATTTTCATAAGTTTGCCTGACAACTCTTCTCTTCTTTCCCTATAGGTTTTATCAAATTCATCAACTACCTTTTGAGGTTCTGGTGGTAATACCTTCTGCCCTGTTACCGGATCAGTAGGTATAGTTGAAGGATCAATTAATGAATTTACTAATCTTTGTAAAGACTCTCTTATAATTTCATTTCTTCTAGTTAAGGTTGTATTTAAAGATTCTCCACCTAATCCCATTACCTTCCAGTCAAAAGGACGGGTCATTTCTTCTCCCCTATGCAAATTAACTTTACTTGAAACTATATTAATATCCCTTATCTTAGCAGGACTACCCATGAACTTCTCTTCAGGAATATTATAAGGATTCAATACATAATTTAAATCATCCTCATTAAATATACTATTCATCAAGTCATAATTGACTTGTTTCCTATGCTTGCTACTTCTACCCTGATCATCAAGAGCAGCAGCCAATACATCAATAGCTTCCATAGTATTTTCAGCCCATTTACCTGTCTTTTCCCTTCTACTTAGTTTTTGTCTTGGAATTACAGGCGTACTATGAGGATTACTTTGTGAAAACTTATCTACTAAACTTAGGCTACTTCCCATGATGAATTATTATTTGTAAACAGTTTTCTATTAAAAAAATTACCTAAAGCTTTATCTACTTCTTTCTGTCTTGCACCTTCTATCCTTAATCTATAATTTTGATTCTTATGCAATATTAATAACATTAAAGATATAACCCTGTCAAAATTACCTTTGTCATTATAATTAATAAGTTCACTTAAAGCAGGTTTAGACTTTATACCCATATATTGAGGCCTTCCATCTACACCTTCTTCTACCAGAAAATCCCTTAACATTATCTCAAGTTCCCGCTTTATAGATTTAGTCATATGGATACCAAAACCTCTATTTACTGTAGTATTTTCAGTAGCCTTTAATATATCCGGTGTATTTTTTAATAAATATAACGAACCTTTAGACTCAAAGTGAAATTTCATAGAGTTTTTCTCATTCTCATATAAGTCTAAAGCTCCATAAAACATACAAAGTCTTCTAACAATTTCATGATGTTCTGAAGCTGTTGCAGGTCTTCCTGTATACTCTGCAACTACCTTATATATAGGAGTATCGGAAAGATCATAACATTGCATTATAAAGGTAGAACCTAAAGAAGTAGAATTTGGTGCATTATCCTGATCATAAGTATCTGTAGAACCTATAAACATTCCATGTGGTATAACTGTTGATCCAAAAGCATCCAGCAATTCTTCCGGTGATGGAGGAAAATCCCATATAACTACACAGCCTTCAGCATTTGCCTCTGAATCTACAGGATAACCTGCTGGTTCTAAGTTGTTATCAATGTCTGGTTCAAACTTAACATCTTTATCAACACCAATTATAAGTTCTCCTGCTATGCCGTTTACTTCAGGAGTATCTATAGACTTTAGATAACCTAAGTATTCTTTCATATCTCCTATAGGAAATATATTAGAATTGGTATCTAAAAAAGCTTCACTGGGAACTAAAGGACGGTTTTGTAACTCATCATTATAAGGTTTTTTAGTAGCCATTGATTTTTTCTTAGCTCTTATAATGTTAAGGTATTCTTTAGCAGCCTCTTCATTAGTTATACCTTCACTATCTTTAAACTCATTAAGGGCCTTAGTAGCTGGTACAAAGTATCCTATACTACCAGTGTTTTCCCATTCATCAGTAAAGACTAAACAATCATAAGAATCAGGATCATTAAATATAGCCTTAGCAGCTTCAGTACTTCCTCCTTCCATATCTCCACCAGTACCCATACACCAGATAGTACCTCTACGCCTTCCATCATCCATAGTTACATATTCCAAAGAGCCTAATGCACTCGGTAATATATCGAAAAATCCTACTTCTTCAAGATATGTAAGTCCCGGTCTGGTTCCATTGCCGGCTACAGGATTATGTTTAAAAGTTCTATGATGTATTAATGAACCAGTACCTTTAGTCTTCCAACCCCCTCCTGCCATTTTAATATCATATCTGGCTTCTATAGGTTTCTTACCTGAATCCCATGTACCTCTAAATAATTTTGAAAAAGGCGGAGGATAATATGACTCTCTATACCTTGTTCCTCCTTCAAGTTCGTCCAAACCAAATCTTACCTTTGTTAATAAATCACTTGAATAGGCTGCATCTATTGCTCCTACTAAAGTTTCAGACATTGTATCATTATCAACTTCATAATCAGTAGAGCCGTCCATAAGAAAATACCAACCAATGTTACTAGCAGCAAAGTAGCTCTTACCAGTACCTCTTGACTCTATATCCATTACATTCTTTGCAGGATTAATATATAAAGGTTTTCCCATGTTCCCCGGATGAATAGCATTAAGATATTCTCTGGCAGGTATGTATTTATAAACATTGTACCTTCTGGAATTATTAACTATAGTATCATGTATATCTTCAGAGTATTCTATTATTCTATCCTCTTTCAAGTCCCTCAACATTTCCCTACCTTCGTATGTTATATCACAAGTACTATTTTTATCCTCTGAAAAACCACTAAATCCTCTAGCTTCCTGAAATATCTTAGACTTTTCCCACTCTAAATCTCTTAGGAAAGGTTTTGCTTTAATTTTAGACTTGGAATGTGGGTTTTTATTCAGCATTATATGCCAGAAGTTGATATAGAAATATAAATTAGGAGGCATCCATTTACCCCCTACCCAATGACCTTCAATACATCGTCTTTTTTGTTCCTTCCACCAAGTTATTCTATCACTTGATAAAGGATGTAAATCCGGTACGTTGTTTATAAGAAAGTTTTTATTTTCTACCATTTACCTTTTTAGGCATGAAAGTACCTAAGTATTGCAATCTTATGTCTTTCCCCTTCCTGTTATCCGCACTCTCTCTAAACTTGTATGCTGTGTACTTAAATTCATACCTACAAACTTCCCTTACTAAGTCTTCAGGTAAATTCATTTCTTCTACTACATCTTGTATTATAGGATCAGTATTCATTATATCATATCAGCATCAGAAAGACTAGGTTCTTTCTTTCCTCTAACTTCTCCTTGAGTATCAGACAAAAATACTTCTTCTTTAAGCTTATTCATAGCCTTGAATATCTTTTCCTCACTTAAAATCATCTTATCTATCATATCCCAATTATCCTCACGATAATCAAGATCATTAAAGAACTGTGTTCTCTCTTCCAGTTTTTTCTTATTAACCCTGTACTTTCTATGTAAAGTTGTATCAAACACATCAATATATGCTGAACAAAGTTCATCACACATTTTTTTATTCTTTACATAGTAGTTAGAATCCTGCATTATATTAAGACCTACTAAACTAGCTCTATCTTCAAAGGGCATTTCAAACAATTCACTATCTATATCCCAAGTATAAGCTACAAACCACATTATACTAGAACTTTCTTCTTCTCCCTTGTCCTTTATCAAAGACTTAAAAGGTTCTATGGTCTTTAACTGCTTATGAACTTCCCAATAATTTAATGTAGAATCTAATATTTTTCTATTCATTTTTCTTTATCATAATCTTCTACAACAACTTCAGAATCAAATAATCCTTCAGACTCGTTCGGTTCTATTTTAGTAATAACTTTGGTACTACTATCATTTACCCTTTTACCTTCTTCACTATACTTATAAGGATTATCAACATAAACTTCTTCCTTTGGTACAGTTTGTTTCTTTTCCTTTTTCATTTTACTTTTCTTTTTAGTTTTGACTGTATTTTTTACATTTTTTATAGAATTGTCTTCTTTTGAAATACTTTTCTCATCATTTATTAAAAAACTAAAAGAAATTTCCAAATCTGGTATAAGCCTTTGATCAAACTTAGACATATTACTTATAATATTTTTAGTTTTTAAGTTACTTAGATGATTGTGAAAACTATTTAAACTCATATCAGCATCTGTACTCATCTTCTTTTTTCTTTCACTTGAAAATAATAGTTCAGATAAGTATGGTTCTTCTACTTTACTAATGAGTTGAATATAATTTTTTACTAACTCTGCTAATACTTTAAGCTCACTATCTGTTATGCCTAATGCCCCTTTAAACAAAGAAAGATAAATATGTATAAACTCATCATGATCTTTGCAATTTACTTTTATTCTTTTCATCAAACTTTAGTTCTACTTTAAGACTACTATCCTTTAATATATAGGTCGTTATGTCTACTAAAATATCTGGATTATCTTCTTCGTAGCTAAACACTACCGCTTCTATAAATTCAATACACTCTAGATATTCATCTACATCAAGTAAATATTCTATTACTCTCATCCTCTTAATCCTGTTGTAAGATATATTTCAGCATAAGCATTATTATCAATAACCATATGCCATTTCAATAAGTAATTTACTTTATAATTACCATTCTTATCTTTAACCTTAATAATCTTTTTTAACACAAATAAGTTACCATCATTACTTATACATACTACTATTAATTCGTTATCAGAAAACTTATCCTTCTTAATCCAAACACTTCCTTTCTTCCTTCCTTCTCCTTTAACTCTTCTAAACCCAAAGTCCTCTGGTAACCAGTCATTAAGTTTATAAGAATCTAATTCCTTTATTGTTCCTAAAGCAGATTCATTTTCCATAATTATCTAATATACACATTATAAGCAAAAACCCTACTCCTTAGTAGGGTTTTTTACTTAAACCTAAAACAACTATAACGATAACCTTAACAAACTTATGTAATCATCTTAATACTTCCGTAACTTAGACTTTTCATTACTTGTTAAAGAATCATAAAGCTCATCAGGAGATTCCATTCCTCTAGCTTTATCTGCTCTCTTCTTCGATTCTTTAACATCATCTCCAAACACATTTTGAAATAATTCTGCTGCATACTGTCTGGTAACATCCAAATTTTGCTTGACATTTACAAATAACTCATCTTTTGTCATGATATTTTCACCTTTTAATTTTTTTAATAAAACTTTAATTTCTTCGGTTTATTTTCCTTTAACTTTCTAAAAGTTTTAGTAAAATCAATATATTCATCATCTGGTTTATTTGCTTCATATAATAATTTATACCCTGCTAACATTGGCCCTATATGTCCACAACCTGAACATCTTATTCTTTTATTGTTAGCAAGAATTTTAAAATGATGAACTTCTCCACAACTACTACAAATCTTTGCCAGCATTAGTTTTTAGTTGACGTTAATTTAGCATGTAATTTATTCTTCAATGATATTGACTCAAATACCCCCTTTACATTATATAAGTTCATTACAGATAATTCTTTTCCCTCTATAAGTATCTGAGGCCCTACAGGTTCTACTCCCATTACTACTCTATCTCCTATATTAATGTTCATATCCTTTGCTTTTTTACTTATAGCAACTACATAAGGACATATATCCTTAGTACCTAATCCCATGTCCTTGATCTTCTTAGCAATATATTCTGTTAATTGTTTTTCCTTTCCATCCGGCACAGTTATACCAAGTTCAGCAGATAATATAGAATCAGGAAGTGTTATTAATATAGTACCATCTACTGGTCTAAAACCATACTTCCTTACTAAATCAATTTCTTTAAAAACTCTTGCTACTTCTTTCTTTACGTCATACTTTTTACTAACTCCGTTACTTTTCATGTTCTAATGAATTTAAATTTATACGTTAGAGAAAATAGTCCATATTCTCTAAAAATTTTAATAGCTTTCATCTGTTAGTTATCATTCTTAATTTGTTAATTATCATCTCTTAATTTGTCAAAAGTTAACTTTATTTTTTCCATCATAGCATCATTATTCTTTATAAGTCTATCTATTAATGCAAGTTTAGCAGGATGAAACCTATGTTCTCTCCTACTATCTTTTTTATCTAACAATAACCTCTCTCTGTAATGTATATACATTTTTGACATCTGCTTATGAGGTCTTAGTAATTGTACTAGTTCCATAATGTGCACTTCTTTAATTATAAATCATACATAAAATCCTATAACTTTTTTAATTTCTTTACAATTAATACATCTAATTGCCTTTCCATCTAAACTAAGCCTTAAAACATTTCTATCCTTACAAATGTTACATAAAACAGTATCCAACTCTATATCAACTAAATTATTCTTAATAAAAACTGTTGGTTGTCCAAAACCATTATTAGCTCTTATATTATATCCTTTACTGGCATTTGAACCGGGTAATACTTTTATTATATCTCCTGTCTTACCTATTGTATCTTTACCTATCTTTATAGGCCCGTTTACCACCCTTACATATCTATCTTCATTCTGCTCATATCTTTCCCTCAACGTCTTTAAGTAGTGACTAAATACATAGTCATTAAATTTTACTATACCAGACATCATTTAATCCGCAAAATATAAGAACTTATTTTTAGATTTCAAAGTATAATATGGCGTCAAACATGAAAAATATTAACATTTTTCATAAATTTATAAGTAATTCTTGTTTATTCGTGAAAAATAACATAATTTGAAATAAATTAACATATTATGGATACAAACATTAAACATTTTAGTGAAGAAGACTTTAGAATAATGTTAAACAGAATAACAAAGAACGGACAAAAGTTTAGAAACTTCTCAGACTTACTAAGTAGTTATAACTTATACATACCTATAATATCATTAGTACATGATGTACTTAACGAAAAACAACAAACAGAGGAAAATATAGATACAGAATATGAAGAACTTCACAGTAAAAGAATATCTTAGAGCTAATCCTGTTACATTAGTATATCAAGCAGTACTTATACTTGCTTATATTGCTTTGGCTATAAGCTATAATGTTACCTTCCTCATAATGATTTTAACTTTCCAGACAATATTCTTTATATTTATTATAAAGGATTATAAAAAGACTAAAAAGAGAGTTGAAAAATGATTTACCTTGTATATATATCAACCTTAATAATATTCATAATAGTTGCAGAAATATTCATGGACATAAGAGAATTTAATGATCCTGAAGAATTTATAGACCATAAAGGAAAGATACCATTAAGAGGAATAGCTATATTATATGCTAACTTTATTAATCTTTTACTGATATATCCTATAAGTAAACATGATGATATATTAACAGGAGTAGGATGTTTTATATACTCATTAGGTTTATACTGGATATTATTTGATATAGGAATAGCCAAAGTAGTTCTTAATAAAGAATGGTATTACTTAGGAAATACATCAAAATTAGATAAGATAGGAAAGATTACTAATTTTACATTAAAAGCGGGGTTAATAATAATTAGCATAATACTATTGATATGACAGGTACAATTAAAAATATAATAGATACCTATGAAATAGCAGAGCTAGAAACAAACGGTATCTTAACTTTTTATACAGTATATACTACAAACTTAAAATACTACTATCAATTCTTTAACCATGAAAATAACCTATTGCAAGTACATACATTAAACAGAAATTTGTTCAGAGCAATACCACTTAATTAATAATGCAAAAACTCATAATAACATACAATAAAAATATAGTTAAAGAAGGTGATAAAAGTTATAGAGGATGGATAAGACAATTACCTCATATAAATACTGTACAAGAAACAGAAAGAAGAACAAAAGAAATTATAAGAACAAAATTATATAAGTATATAAAGAACATAAATTACAGTCAAACCTAGATGGAAGTATTTATAGACCTCAAAGACAGAACAGCAATAATTAAGGATAGAAGAACAGAAAACAACCTTATAGTTAATGATGCTTTTCCTATACCCCAAAACAAGATAACACCTAGCTTATTATATACTATAGACAGGAAGATACAATCCAAAAGAAATAAAGAAGAAATAGACATTATTGTACAAGTACAAGAAACAATTAAAACAACCTATACCAACATAAATTTTACAAAACTCATACCTATAGTATCAAGTAACTTCATTAATACCCAACAACCAATACTTACCCCAATAGATTCTATTAACATGCTCAACAAGAGCATAGAAGAGGTGGAAGTTGCAAAAAATAAAGAAAAAGATACTCTAAAATTTTGATTTCTACTTGAAAATAATTATCTTTGATTGCACGTCAATCAGGAGGCTGTGCCGTTGCTCTGACATACCTATAAAAACGGTACTCCATATATAAAGTACCGTCTTTCTAAAACATACCCCCCTACTTTACTACAGAAAACTCAAAATCCTAGAAGGAGAAAGATGCAGTTGTTTACAATGCGGTTTACAATAAAATAAATACAGTAGTTTGTAGTAAACTTGCAATAACACTTACACCGGTTGCAGCAACATCTTATAACCTTAGTACAGGATGGAAGTAAAAATAAGAGTCATTAAGAGCAGGAGGAGAAAGGGGAAAGTATAAAAATATAAGTCATTAAGAACAGGGATATAAAAAATAAGAGTCATTAAGAAGGAGAATACTATTATATATATGAGTCATTAAGAGCGGGGGGTACCTTAATCGAAGAACCCCGCATTGAAATTCATGGGGCTTCACCCCCATGAATTTCATGCATCCAAAATCAAAGAACCTCTACTAAAAGCCGGGTACATATACGTATCTAGGTTAAGTAGACTTACCTATAAATAGTCTGCACAACTCTAAACCTTACAAAATCATGAAAAGGTCAGAGTTTCAGAAAAAGTACTCCGTAATTAAGCAGCCCGGAGTGTATACAATTGCTGTTGCACAAAGTAGTAAACCTTTCCCACTTCTCTATGCTGATGGCGAAGAAGTTATTAGCACAAGAGAAGGAACCGAAGGGTTACCATTGCACAAACGGATTGTGAATACTTTCATAGTTCGACCTGACGCAGTGGACAAAGTAGTAGACTTCTGGAAAGGACGTGAAGAGGCGTCCGATGCCGAAGTATACGAAATGCTTCGAGATGATGAGGGAAGCCTACTGATGACAGGGAACATTATCTTCACAGAAGGTAATGATCCGGGGCCACCAATGCGTGGCCAGAAGATCAAAGTATCCATAGATTGGGTACCCAACCGGTTAGGTGAGGAAATCCTGAACATCGTGGAGACACAGATCATTGAAGCTGGTGGACAAATAGAATCCTTCAGCTTCGATGACTTCTTCGAAAACGAAGCTAAGACTAAGAAGTCTGCCTAGTATAGTTGAGCAGGTTGGCATAGCTAACCTGCTCACTTTTTAAAACTCCCTACTTAAAACTCCCTACTTAAACTTGTAAGTGAAGTTAACCTGCTTACTCTACTTAAACTTGTAAGTGAAGTAATAGTACAACTCTACTTAAACTTGTAAGTGGGATATTAACAAACCTAAAAACCAAATTAAAATGAAAAAGTTAGCAAATTACTTAGAGTACGACTATCTATTCCCTTCTAGGACTTCACGATTAAGTAAAACTTAAACCAAGTAACCATGACTATTAAGATAGATCAAAGATGTATACTGGAATGTCCAGTATGTAGAGAAAATATAATACCTAGTGACAGGGTAGTTATATATAAAGGTGTAGAAACACACCTATGTTGTGCAGCAGAGGAAGAGTATAAAGAAGAGTATAGAATAGAGTACAAAGAGAACAGAAGAAGATGTAGAAAGGAGTATGCAGATGGTTAGGATATACATTGATCAGGAAGGCAAGTTCCTGATACCTAAAGATGCTGTACTTACTATACTTCGGGAAGGATATACAAGATATATGTCAGGAACTCGTAGTATAGTTATAGGAGGTAAACAGAAGTTTGTTTATCCTTCAGTGCTGCAAAGAGTTAAAAAGTTAGCAAAAAGTTAGTAAAATATGTTGAAAAATTTGCGGTTTTGCTGATTTTTCGTTACCTTTAAGTACTCATGTACGGGGAGGGTACTGTTTCCGCAGAATCAGTGCCTTCTCCTTTTTAATTTTATCTAGCCTCAACACGTAAGTGAAGAGTAACACAAGGAACAGCACAGATAACAGATCAAAATCCTAGAAGGGAATAGAAGGTGGGTAAACGTACTAACAAAAATTGTACAAATGTACTAACAAAGTTCAAAGTCCTAGAAGGAGAAAGAAGTTTGTACAAGTGTACTATAAAAGATAGATGCTGGAACAAGTGCTAGAACAGATGCTGGAACAGCTAAGACAAAAGCATATATAACAGGTGAAAGTTTGCTACAAAACTCCCTGACACTAAACACATATTGTACACTACACAAAAATTTCACATATTAATAGTATAGTGTTAAGAACATTAAACAAACTTAAACCTAAAAAAAAATAGAACATTAATTGTATAAATAGAAAAGCATATATTAATAAGTAAAAATTCTATTTGAAATTATAACAGAATGAAAAAGTTAACAACAGATGAGATAAGAAACTTCTTGTATAACGAGAAGTTATCACAGCATATAAGATATGCTATAGAAGCATTAGAGGAGTTTGAAAATACTCCCAAGTGTAAAGTTAATATGTACACTTTTCATGCTGGCAGTGGACATGTTTGCGTAGCTTGTTTAGGTGGCATTGCTGCTATAAAAAGGGCAAATGCTATAGGAGAATTTATACATCATAGGGGTATGTTAGCAGTACATGCTGACGCAGTAGACAAGATATTAGCATACGAGCATATGCTAAATGATATCAGAGACGGTAATATACTGGCAGCTTATGAGAGACTCGGAGGGAAGGTAGAAGATATACCTGAAGAAATTGATAGTTATATTAATGTACCTAACTATCATACCGCTCCAAAAGCTTTCAAACGAACAATGCTTGATCTTGCTGATAAGTTAGAAACTTACAATCTATAATTTATAATCTATAATGATGGAAATAATTAATAAAACTCCTCATCCAATCAACATAGTTGATAATGAGGGGAAGATAATAAGAACAATAGAGAAAGATAAAGTGCCTATCAGACTTGCATCTAAAACAGTACAAGTTGGAAAGATAAATAATATACCTATCTCTGAAACAAAATTCGGTGAACCAACGGGACTACCGGAATCTGTTAAAGGTGTATTCTATATTGTATCACAACTAGTAATGAATGCTTTACCTCATAGAACTGACTTTCTTATTCCTGCTGAAGTAGCAAGGGATAATGAAGGTAATATAATAGGTTGTAGATCATTGGGGAAATTTTTATAATGTATTAAAAACCATAAGGTTATGATAGATTTTTACGAGAAGATAAAAGAGTTACTTGTTTTCGAATCAGACGATGATTTCTACTATTTGCAAATATTGCAACGTAAGAAGGAAAACCCACAATTAGGATCGAATAGTAGAGTTATTAAGAATTACTACATAGGAAGTGTAGAATATCTTGAAAGTAGGTATGAAGAGATAAAAGGATTGTGTAATCTGTTTAATGCAAGAGCTATGCTTAGACTAAATAAAAGGTCTTACAGTAAAGTAGCATTTAAAACTATGCAGAACATAGCCAATTCAATGGCTAATGGTGAATACTCTTTCATTAAAAAGTCTTATGACCGAGCTTGTGGTAATGGGCATAATGATAAGAATAAAACTTGGATAATTGATATTGATGGTAATTTTGATGATGATTATATTTTTGAACTTGTATACTATATTAATGACTGCAGGCCAAAAGGCTATAAGTTAGTAACAGAATTATCAACTAAGAATGGATTACATATAATAACAAGACCTTTCGATTTAAGAGGTTTCAAAGATAAATATCCTGAAGTTGAAATTCATAAGGATAACCCTATTAACTTATTTATACCGTGAAGTCGAAATTGTCTGTAATAGCAGATGTCCAAAATCATAGAACCTCTTCTAAGTTCGGGATACAATACAGGATTAAAGTAAGTTAATTAAATCTACAGATCAATTTAAAAATACATGAAAACCTTGATGCAAAAAAAGCATGGAGCTATATAGATACTAACCTTGAATCCGGTGATAAAATCGAAACAAAAATCAAAGTAAGATCAAAGATAATTCATACAGATATTTATATACTTAAAAATTAAAACCTACAGATATGAAAGTAAAGGAATGGAAAAAAGGACTATCACATGTAATGAAAGTTGTAAAAAAGTCTAACATACCTATCCTTCAACGTATAAATGTTGAAAATGGTTATATGTGGGCTTCAGATATGGAAACCTACTTAGCTTACCACATTTACTGTGATAACTTTAAAGGATTACTACCTGCTTTTGAATTCAACTCCATAATAAAAGGACTAAATTCAGAAGACAAGATAAACCTTGTTAATCAAGGCAAGGAGATACTAATGATAGTAAATAATGATACTAAAATTACCCTTGAAACAGAAGATAGAAATCATTTCCCTAAAGTACCAATTGTGCCTCCACATGATATTGACTTGAAATATCAGGGGATGATATCAAAAGAAGATGTAAAGAAAATAAAGATAGCTTCCAAGTTTGCACGTAATAATCTGGATAAAATTCTCATAGGGAATAACATTGTTGGCACTGATGGCTTTGTAATGTATTGGGAAAGGAAGAGTGGAAGTTATAATGAAGAAAGAATACTACCTAAAAATATAGCTCGTTACCTGAAGAATTCTACTTATTCTTTACATGAGAATAGAAAAGACTTAGGTGTGTTTTTTACACCTATTGATGGTAAAGGGGTAATTTATACAAAGAAGCGTGATGAGAAATATCCTGCTTATTTATCTGTAATACCAAATGATCCTCCTTTTACAATTAATACAGACAAAAAGATATTAATGTCTAAAGTGAATCACATAATAAAAGTATCTGATTTAGACATTAAAGAGGTGAGATTTAATATACCTTTTCTTGATAATAAGATAAAATTATCAACTTTAAATAGTGATTCTAAAGTTTGTTTTGAAAGTCTTATTGATTTTGATAAAGTCTCCCCCAAACTGCCGGAAGAAGATTATGTTTTTGCTTTAAATGCTAAATTTCTATTAAGTATCTTAAAAGAATGCGAAGGAGAAAAAGTTACATTTAAATTTTCGACTCCGCATAGACCTGTACTTATTAATGATAACTTTCTAATAATGCCAATAACAATCTAACTACTAAATTAAAAATGGAAAACTCAGAGAACACCGAAAGTAGCACACAAGAGTTACGAGAAAAATTAACATACTTAGAAAAGAAAGGAAAAGAATTAGATTTTAATCTAGGTTATCTGCAAGCCATAATAGATATTCATGAGATAGGCTCAAAAGAGAAGAACCTTTCAAAAAGTGAACTTCTTTTTGAATTAGGTATAAAATTAAACAGAAAACTAAAAGACAAAATTAGTAATGAAGACAAAAAGTAAATATAAAAGAGACAGATTCAAAGCTATTATACTATCAGAACTAACTCCTAGAATTAAGAAAGAAGTCTATAACCTTGTTAAAACTGCTTCAGACAGCGATAAGGTTGATGGACATAAGAACTGGGAATTTGGTGCAGAGTTTGATAGAAAAGGGAGAGGTTCTGCACTTAATTGGAGCCTTTATGATGTGGGAAGCGATATACATAACCGTAAAAGGTTGATTGTAATACAAGTAAGGCAGTTTATTAAAAATCCTAAACGACAGTTTGCAAATATTAGAAAGTCCTACTTTTTAATAGGCCGTAATGAAGATAATAGTGTTTTTGCACACCCTGTAGAAAGCAGGGTAATACATCATGCAATAAGTAAAGGTAATGATGTAATAAAATCTGTACAAGATTGGATTTTTGGATGTGATTATACAAAAATCCAAAGGCAGGGGGACATAGCAGTAATACCTGTAAGAAAGAACCAACTTAAAGGGGATATATATGATAATAATGAATATAAAATAAAACCAGAGAATGGTTCTGACAATCACTTTTTGCAGGCTTATGAAATAATGATAGATGAAAGCAAACATTGCCAAACTGTATTTGCAAATAATCCTTTTTTGCAGCACTTACCGGGTGTTCATCCTGATATAAAAGCAAAAGGATGGCATAAAATAATAATAGGAAAAAGGGCTAACTTTTATGATTTTGCAGCACCTACTATTGATTAATCATAGTAAAAAATGTAAATAAACTTAATATTTATGTAAGATAAAATAGATATAAAAACAATGGCCTTATATAAAAAAGCAAAAGAAAAATGGTACAAATGGAGAGATGGCTTTTCTAATGATCCTGTAGAGGGTATACTTCTTTGGGAATTTGAACATATACATTATAGATTTAAATTAGAAGCATATTACTGTAGAGATAGTCTCAATGAAGTAGCAATATTTAAATTCTATACTGACGAGATAGGAGGAGTATTTGAAATATATAAGTTACACCAAAAATTTAAATGAGATGAATTATACATTTCACACAAAAGAAAAAGGTACTTTCAATGTACAAGTTAATAAAAATGGTACTATTACAAAAATAGAAGGTAAAGTACCTATAAAACCTATTAAAGTAGGTATGAGTATATTTAGAGCAGTTGAGATATTAACTTTAGAGTATAATAAATTACTTTTAAAGCATACAGACTTACTTAACAAATATGAAGTAACAGAGAGGCAAAGTTTCATTATAAAGGTAAACAAGCCTGATTGGAAATATAGTAGTGGTAATCATCCCATAATAGTATCATTACTAACTCTAAAGGGTGGAAGATCGGTTAGTGCTTGTAATCACAGTTTTTCTAATGCTCTGGATAGAGCCTTATCTGAATTATTTTCTTTAAGCCAAAAAACCTTACAAAATGGAAGAAGTAATAATACCAAAAGTAAAACAATTATATAATAATGCTGGCAATGCAATAGCAAACCATTACATAGTACAACAAAGTGATGGTACAGAGTTCTTCATATCTTATGACAAAGTAATAGTCATGAAGGATAAAAAAGGAAATATATATTTAGATGAAAATTACCATGATTATTCCAAAACTACAACAAGGTATAGAAACACTTATCTGCTTGAAACTAATAAAAGGGTTAAAGAACTTGTAAAAAATGAAACTTACAAACTAAAAGACCTAAACAAATGAAACACTTAATAAAAGCAATACTTATATTCTTAATAGTGCTAATAAGCATAGGCTATTACTGGCCTATGCATAGACTAGCATTCATTTACCTATTACCGGGATTGGGATTTGTAATATTTATGTTCATATTGTCTTTAGTAGATAAGCCCGAAGACTAAATACTAATTCAATTCTCACACAATCTTTTTAAGTAAATTCATTATAGCTTGTAAAATACCGCTATTGTTCATATATTTGCATATATGAGTAGGAAAGTAGTAGTATGTATAAGCGATACAGATATAGAAGTATGGACAAGCTTGAAAAAAGCATGTGATATACATAAGTGGAAATATAATACTTTAGTTAAGTATAAGTTACCTACGTATTACAAAGAATGGATGCTAGTAAGATGTGAATTAAATAAAATAAACAAGTGAAAACATATATAATTACAAAACAAAGTAAAAAGTATAGTGAATTTGATTATTCTTTAAACATAGAAGATGTAGTTAATTATTTAAAAAGTAAAGAAGATTTTGCTTTTGATACAGAGACTACAGGAACAAATGCAAGGAAACATTCAATAATTCTTGAACAATACGGTGATAAAGAATATCAGTTTGTTATAGATTGCAAAACAATACCACTGAAAAGTAGGAAGTCTTTACATAATCTACTTGAAGAAGCAAAATATACAAAGTTGACATTTCATGGAAGTTTTGATTACATTATGTGTATGGCTAATTACAATATATATCTCAATAATTATAGAGATTTATTATTAGAAGATGTCGTGACATATAACGGAATTATGAATAATATAGAATTAAATTCATATAAAAACTTACAAGGCTTTTGGAGATATTCTATGCCCGGATTATGTAAAAAGTATTTAGGGAAGAATATACAAAAAACTGAAAGAGAAGGATTCATTAATCACAAGGGACAATTCACAAGAGATCAACTTAAATATGCTGCAAATGATATACTGTATACTTCTGCAATAGCACCAATAATAAAAGCTAACTTAGAGAAGTATAAATTACTTATTGTTGCAGCGTTGGAAAACTATGCTGCTCCTGCTTTTGCAGAAATGGAGTTCAATGGTATAAAACTTAATAAAGATATGTGGCTAGAACTCTATAATAAAAACCTAGAAAGGGAAAAGCAGATGGAGTTAAAACTTGATGATCTTATAGTAAAAGAAGCAAACAAATATCCTGAATTAAACTCCTTTCTTTTAGTAGGGGAAAACGGTAAAGGTTTACAATCTGATATGTTTATTGAAACTGATAATCTAAGAAAGACTTCTATAAACTTTAACTCAAGTAAAGATAAAGTTAAAATACTAGAAGCCATAGGTATAGATACTTGGACTTATGATAGAGTAGACGGAACTCATAAACAAACTTCTGGTAAAGAGCATATTAAAAATTTTAAAAACGATTATCCTGTAGTAAAAGAATTATTAGAATGGAGCAAAATAAACCAATTAAGAAAAACATATGGCATAAAGTTCTTACGTCATATAGATAAAGACACTAATAGAATACATACCTCCTTTGACCAAATAAAAGAAACTGGAAGATGTTCAACCAGAGTGCCTAATTTACAAAATCAACCAAGTCTCCAAAAGTATAGGTCGTGTTATAGAGCAGAGAAAGGTAACAAGATTATTACTGCTGACTATTCTAATATGGAATTAAGACTTATAGCTGATAAGTCTAAAGATAAAACATTATTAGAAGCATTTAAAAAAGGAGAAGATGTACATAGCAAAATAGCTATGAAAATCTATAAGGCGGCTTACGGCAAAGACATTGAAGTTTCTAAGCAAGTAAATTCTGATATAAGAAGCAAATTTAAAACGGTAACTTTTGCATTGGCTTTTGGAGCTTCAGCTTTTAACCTTACTATGCAATTAGGCATAGACATAAAAGAAGCCGAAGAAACACTAGAAATGTATTTTACAGCATTTCCAAATTTAAGAAAGTACTTTAAGTATACAGGAGACTTTGCCGTAAGAAACGGGTATATAAGAACATATCCGCCTTATAGCAGAATAAGATGGTTTCCTGAACATGCTGACTATAAAGAATTATATACTAACACAAAAAGAGACAAAAGTGAATTTAAAAGAATGAAAAAAATAGAAGGTAATATTAGAAGAGCAGGTATGAATACACCTATACAAGGTTCTGCTGCTGATATTGTCAAAAGAGCTTTAGGTATGTGCATAAGGAGGTATAGGGAATTCAATCAGGAAAGAGATTTGCTAAAAAGAACTCCTAACTTTCCTTTTGGTTCTCCAGAACGTGCAAGATTAATACTTCAGGTTCATGATGAACTTAACACTGAAGTAGGAAAAGAATATGCTGAAGAAGTGGCCACAGACAAAGTATTCTTAATGGAAATGGCTGGTAATGGTGTAGTAGAACATGTAATCATGAAGGCTGACTATACTATAAAGGATTATTGGTCTAAGGATTAAATTTATGAAATTGTTAATAGATAAAAATAAGAATATAAAAGTAAGAATAAAGAGTAAAAAATACAATATAGGAAAGCTGGAAAAGGTATTAGGAGATAATTCAATAAGAATTGACCTAGATAAACCTAGAGAAAGAGTAGACTTTATATATCATATATTGCCTTTATTACAGAAAAGTAATATTACTCATATATATGTAACAACTGGTGCATGGAATAATCATGGTATTTATAAAGTTCCTATTGAAGAAATACTATTCAACGGAAAGAAAAATAACAATTCTCATCCAGATACTATAATTAGATATTCATTAGAAAGATTAAAGTTAAACCATAAAATATTTTAATAATGTATATACTACATAAAAACTCAAAAGACGGAGATTATGAAGTACATAAAGTATTTAAAAATCTTCCTGAAATATATGACTGGTTAGTGCAAGTTAAGAGTATAAGTTCTTTAAAAGAAAGATTAAAGTTTTCTATAATAAGAGAGAAGGCTTTAAATATGAAAAACAGTCCTGCTTATATACACAATAAAAGTGTAAAGGATTTAGTAGATACTATTATAGAAAATTACAAGTTAAATAAAGAATTTAACCCGGATGAATTATAGTATATAAACAGATAATGAAATTACAGAATAGAAATTATTAAAGGTGAATGAATACACATAAAAATATTAAAGACTTAATTAATATCATAATTGAGATGTATGATATAAAAAATAAATGTGAAGATTAAAGGTATCTATATAATATATAATACTATCACTTTTACTACTTATATAGGTAGTTCTTTTAATATTTATCGTAGATGGCAATACCATAAAAAGGACTTAAAAGAACAAAAACATTGTAATTATAGACTACAGGAAGATTACAATTTAACTGGAATAGAAGCTTTTCAATTTAGAACAATACACAGAATATTTAAAAAGATTACCTTAGAGAAGTTGCTAGAGTTAGAACAAAAGTATATTAATAAAGCACTTAAAAATAATATAATTCTTTATAACATAGAATTAAAAACTGACCCAAAATTCTACTATAAGAGAAAAGCTAAAGAAAGAAGAAAAAGAAAAAAGAGCAGGTATCCAAAATCATAGAACCTTTTCTAAGGCTGGGTGATAAACTTAAAAGATAAAAATGGAAGTACAAACTAAAAAGACAAAGATGCAATATAATGTTGCTAAGTTATTCTTTAAGAAAGGGAAGTTATTGAATGATAAGGCAAAGAATTCTGTAGACAATGGTAGAAGAGGTTCTATAATAATGCCTACAGGTACTGGTAAGACTAGAATTGGTGTAATCCTTATAGATCATTTTATCAATACAGTAAAAGTTGATAAAGTATTAGTTCTGACTCCTACAGAAGTTATAAGAGATATACAATGGAAAAAAGAATTAGAAAAGTGGAATGCGGGCGCTCTTACAAATAAGGTACAATTTGAATGTATAAATACAGCTTATAAATATAAAGATAAGGAGTTTGATCTTGTAATAGCTGATGAAGTAGATGTATTTGTGCCTAATGATGATTTATTATTTGAAAATTCCAGTAAATTTTACAAGTTCTTCATGAATAATAAAATAAAAAATCTAGTAGGATTTACAGCGGAAGTACCTTTCAATAAAAGACGTGCTATTAATAGTATTGCACCTGTATTGTTTAAGATGAATATAAATGAAGCGGTAAGTGAAGGATTCATATCAAACTTTAAAATACTAAACTTTCCTGTTAAACTAACGGAGAAGGAACAAGAAGAATATGATGTTAATCAGGAAAAGTATTTATTCTTAGAAGAGGAATTAGGTGGAGTTATGGATGCTTATTACAATGCACAAACACTTATGAAAAATAAAGATGGAGGTTTAGAAACTTCCCGTGCATATGCATACATGTCTTGTGTAAGAACAAGGTCTAATATATTAATGTATGCAAAAAATAGAATTCCTTTAGTCAATCAGTTTATTGACTATATGAATAAACCTGTTATTGTTTTTAATGAATATATAGACTTAGCAAACGAAGTAAGGAAAATTAGACTAAAGAAAAATGATACAGTATGCTTTCATAACAAAATAACTCCAAAGAGCAGAAGGATTAATAATCTAAAAGAATTCTCTGATTCTCATAGCCCTATAAATGTTTTATCTACTGTTAAAGCTATAAACAGAGGCTATGATGTACCTAAAGTTAAGTTTGGAATAGTTGCTTCTTCAGGAGATTCACAGAAATATATATTCATACAAAGAATTGGAAGAGTTTTGAGGCTTGATGATGAATTAGACTCTTTAATAATACAACTCTACGTGCCAAATTCTCAAGACGAAAAGTGGCTTAAAGGAAGGACTTACGGTATTAGAAAAGATAAGATGTTATTTATAGATGATGAAAATTTTGTTAAACAAGAAATAGAAAAGCTAAATGGATTTTGAAGAATATTTAAAATTTACTTACACTACTTGGAATGATCAGGATAATAGTACTAATCTACAACATGCTATGTTAGGACTGTTAGATGAATTAGGAGAAATAGCAAAATGCAGTAAGAAAGTTATAGGCTATAATCGAAAACTTGATAAGGATAATCTGCTAGAAGAACTTGGAGATTATATGTATTACTTAACAAGAATTGTAGATTGTTATAAGAAGATGGAAGTTAATTTACAACTTTTTTGTTTACAAATAGATAAGGAAATTAAAATAGAAAGAAAGGGGTTACAATTTGAAACACATGTATTATGTTTTTCTTTAGCAGCCTTAACATTAGAATTATTAGAAGAAATTAGTGAGCATAATGTAAAATCAATATTCAATAAACTATTAAGAATTGTAGAATTGATAAATATTAACTCTTATAAGATAGGTTATAATATGAATGATGTTCTTTCAGCAAATATGGCAAAATTAAAACAAAGACATAAAAACAAATACAACAATAAAAACCTAGAAGAAAGAGATTATAACAAAGAATCTAAAGCTATAAAACATGCAACAAGTAAAAAGGACGGTAAGGAACAAGAAGCTTCTAAATAAATTACTTGACATATTCTTTAGTATAGACAGGAGCAATTTAAAACTAACTTATGACGAGGTAATAGAAAAATTAGAAGTTCTAAATGTTAATTGTACTAAAAGAGATTTAGATGAATACTTTTCCCCTACGTTAGAGGAAGATATTAAAGATAAAGAAATATATTTAAGGGAATATTATGGAAATAAAAGATAATATAGTAATAAATAATCTTAAAGTAGACTTTATATATAAAATAATGCATGATGATAATAGTATACCTTTTATAGAAAAGATAGAACTACTAAAAGTAGTTACTGAAAAAGATGATTCTGTACTAATATTAGATAGTACAAAAGATTTTATAGAGAAAGAAATACTTGCATCTCTTGAAAAGCAATTAGACTATGAAAGATAAATATTTACTCTTTGATGATGTACATGCAAATACAGAACAAAGACAAGCTATTGATGACTTAATAAAATTCTTACATTCTAATGACAGGGAGTATATATTAGTAGGCAGAGGAGGAACAGGTAAAACAACAATAATAAAAAAAGTAATAGATTATTATTGTGAGGAAATTAAAAGAACAAACAAGAAGAAACTTTTTGGCTCTGATAACATAGTTGCAGCTACAATATCACATGCTGCAAAAAATGTTTTACAGAAGTTTATAGGAGGGGGAAAAGCTATGACTGTTGCAAAGCTATTAGCTATGAGAATGAGGATAAAAGATAATGGAGAAGTTGAGTTTACACCGGATTCTTACTTAGCTAGTATATCTGCTCCTCCTATTACTAAAGTACAATTACTTATTATAGATGAAGCTTCTATGATCAGTAAAAAGATGTATAATCTTATAAATGAGAATATAAGTACCTTTACAAAAGTTATATATATGGGGGATAATGTTCAATTACCTCCTATAGATACTGAAAGAGTACCTAACGAGGACAGTCCAACCTTTAATATTAAAAATAAATCTAAGTTAACAGAAAGAGTAAGGCAAGGCGAGGATTCTCCTATAATACCTATATCTGATTTCTATGCAAGAAACATTGAAAAGTTTAATAATGAAGGTAAGATAGAGTTTAATCCTTTAAAGAAGAAGTACAGGATTACAGACTTTGATAAAGTAAGAAATAAAGGAGTTATATTCACAGATAGTGTTAAGTATACAATAGAACAAGCTGTTAAGGACTTTAAAGAGGATATGTCTCCTAATGCTGTAAGGTGTATATCGTACAGAAAGAATAATCCTTATAAAATTGCTCCTTATAACGTAGCTAGCATAAACAATACTATAAGGAGTAGACTATGGAAAGATAAGAAGCAATATGTAATAGGAGATATAGTAGTAGCCAATAATCAGTTTTCAGTTGGCAGAGAGACCTTATTTTATAATTCAGATTATATGGCAGTAACTAAAATAGAGGAAGGAGTGCATAATGAAATAGATGTATTGTTTCTTGAATTAGATACAGAGTATGATTATCTGCTGGAAAAGATACCTGTTGTATCAAACAAGGGAAGAAAAAAATACTATGCTAAATTAACAAGCTTAAAAAAGGAAGCTTTAAGCAACCCTTCTAAATGGAGAGAATTTTATGCTTTCAAAGATAAGTTTGCTGATATAAGTTACGGTTATGCAGTTACTTCACATAAAGCACAGGGTTCAACTTATAGAAATGTCTACATATTTGAAGATGATATATTTGGAGTTTCTACTAATACAAGGAAAGAAAAAAATCAAAGTATGTATGTTTCTGTAACAAGAGCTTCTGATAAACTAATAATTTTTTCTAAACGATTCATGAAATAACTATGACAAAAAACAAAAAAGAAGATAACAATTTAATACCAGAAGAGGAAAAACAACAAAAAAACCAAAAAGGAGAAGAGTTAGTAACTCAAGAACAGGAAAAGGAACTATCTAAGCATAAACTATCTAAACTGGTAAAACCCAGTAATAGTCTTACTTTTACAGATAAGATGCTTAAAGAAGCAGAGTATCTTATAAAGACAAACTTAATGCCGGATAGTATTAATACTCCTGAAAAGGTATTACTTATTCGCCAAATGGCTACAGAATTGGGAATAGCCCCCGGTATGATGTATAGTCATGCTTTTGTATTAAATGGTAAAGCATGTATAGATGGAGTAATAGCAGGAGCAGTTCTGAGAAAAGGAGGGATTAAATGGAAGACTATAGAAGACGCTGCACCTGTCTATAAAACCGATATTGAAGGCAAAATAATAAAACATAAAAAGGTACTTAACCCAAAAACAAAGCAATACGAACTTAAACCAGATAAAGAAGGAGATAGAGGACTTATTAGAGACAAAAGAACCACTATAAGATTCTATAGAGATGAAATACAGGAAGATGTATCATGGACAATGACAGAAGCTAAAGAAGCTGGACTATTAGATAAAAAAGTATGGAGGCAATACTTTAGAGTTATGATGTGGTGGAGAACTTTTGCAATCGGCTCAAGAAGGGTTGGCCCTGATCTTATTATGGGATATCATACTATTGAAGAATATGATGAAACAGGAACAATTTTTCTTGATGAGACAGGTGAAGCAAAGCAACTTTAGTACTGAAAATTTCTTAGAAATTGCTTGGATAAGTCTATATCATTCACTAATTTTATTATGTAATCATTTTAATAACCTGTAAATTTTAATTTTATGAGTATCAGATTTTTCGGTAGAAGTGTTGATAATGAAAGTGAGTATGGTCCTCACTTGAGAATCAACCTAAGTAATTCCAATGTAAAATTGTCTAATAGTGTATCAGGAAAATTGTTTCCTCCCGGAACTAAAGTAAACTTTGGTTTTGACTATGAAAGTGATAATCCTAGAGCTTTCATAGCAGCAGATGAAAACAAAGGCTTTATTGTAGGAGAGAACCATACATTCTCAACTACACCTAACACTAAAAGGGTAGCCGACGCACTTGCTAAGGAAGGAGAAGGAGAAGTTCTGATTCTTTCTGTAGACCTAGAACCTAATGATGAAATTCTTTCCGAGGATGGAATCAAGGCTTATGAATTAGAACTTGTAGACCAGTATGAATATACTAAGTCTAAAAGGTCTAGTAAAAAGTCAAAAGCAAAAGTAGAAGCTTAAACTAATGGAGTAACATAGTTATTATGTTACTCCTAATTTTTATTAAAAACTTAAAAACTATAACAACAATGATTGAAGTAGATAAGAATGTACAAGTAACAGAAGAAAGCATGGGTAACAGATTTAAAGCCGGTATCCATGAAAAAGTTACACTTTCCAGTTGTAAGTATGTAAAACCGGAAAGTGAAGATGCTAAATGGAAAGAGGCAATAGATTTTGTCTTCTCAGCTACAAAAACTTCCTATAAGAAAGATATGGAAGGAAATGTAGTTAAAAACAATCAGGGAGAAAAGATTGTAATATCTGAAGCAGGGGATTCTATAACAAAGAGAGAATTCTATGATGAAGATAGTACAGATCAGAAAAAGAAAAACTTTTCTAAAAGGATTAAGCATATCCTTACAAAGTTTGTCCCTGAAGAAGAGGCCGTAGTAAAAGGTACAACTCTTGAAAAGTTTGCAGACGCAGTTAATAAGAAATTAGAGGGTAAAACCGAGGGTGTATATCTTGATGTAAAAGTAGTAATGGATAGAGGGTATACACAAATACCTAATTATACACCATTTATACAATTACATGGACAGAGAAACCTGACCATTTCAAGTAAAGAACTCCAAGAGGATACTGCTCCTTCAACTTTTGCTGATTTAAATACAGAAGATGAAGTGTTAGACGTGCCTTTTGAATAGTACTGAGTAAGCCACCTCCAACGAAAACTTGCTAAAAGCTGTTAAAAGTTGGAAGCTATTCAGTGATTTATGGTTTAGGTTTGGGTAAGGGTACTATTAAGTTAGTACCCTTACTTTGTTTAAATACTACTATGATTTCTACACCAGAAGAATTAACAAAGGAAACAATTTTAAAGTATGTTGATGAAAGAAAAATATATGAGCAGGTATTAGGACATGAAGCAGAATTATATCAGTTAATAAAATCACCATTAAGACAAGACAAAAATCCTTCCTTTAATCTTTATATCAATAAGTATAACGGTAGGATATGGTTTAAGGATTTAGGTACTGGTAAATCAGGAGATTGTTTTAAGTTAATTGAAATGCTTTACGGGTATAGTTATCATGAAACTTTGCTTTATATAGATGACCTGTTTAATTTAAATATAGCAAAAGGTGAAAGTTTTATAAACAACAAACCCAATCAATTCCCTTCTAGGATTTCTAAACCCAAGAGAAGATCACTTATTCAAATAAAACATAAACCATTCAATCAATACGATTTAACTACATGGAAGCAATGGAATATAACATTAAAATATTTAAAATATTTCCAAGTGTTTCATGCAAGATATGTATGGATAAATGGGTATAGGGTAGATAGACTAAGTTACACAGAAAACAATCCTACTTATGCATATCTATTTGGAAAAAGATTTAAAATATATAAGCCTAAAGAAAAGGATAAGCAGTGGAAGTGGAGAAGTAACTGCTCTAAAGAAGATATACAAGGTTGGAAACAATTACCTGAAAAAGGTAATCATCTTATTATAACCAAATCTTATAAAGATGTAATAATGCACAGGACAATAGGTTTACCTTCTATAGCACCTAATGGTGAAGGTTACAGTATACCTTACAACAAGGTAGCAGACATAAAGAGGAGGTTTAAGAATATTCATATAATTTATGATAATGATACTACAGGTATAGAGAACGCTAAAGTTATAGCAGAAAAATATGATTTACCTTATTCATATATACCAAAAGAGTATAATGAAAAAGACCCTTGTGAGTTTGTAGAAACTTATGGAATAAAAAAATATAAAAAATTACTATTAGACTTTAATATAATAAGTTAACCTTAAAAACAACCGGAAAATGAATGCATTTAGTGTAAAAAAAGAAGAACTATTTAACGTTCCCATTCCTCAAAAAACTGATAGTTATACACCTGTACCTAATAGAGATTTAATACTTGCTATTGAAGAAGTATTAGATAACTACGGTTATAATACAATAGCTGAACATTATGAATTAGGTGGTAAAGGCCAACAAATGTTTGGTTATAAGACATTAGTTAGTCCATCGTATAATGGTGATGGAGAACAACAAAGAACTCTAGGTTTCAGAAACTCTTACAATAAAAGTTTAGCAGTAGGTATTGTTAGTGGAAGCAGAGTAATAGTATGCTCCAACCTAATGTTTGAAGGAGATATTGTTAAATTAAGAAAACATACTACTAATGTATTTGCAGACCTATATAACATGATTGTAGATGCTATACTTGGTATAGAAATAAATTTTGAAAAACTATTGAAGGATACAGAAAGATTAAAGAGTTGTGAAATTAGTAAGACTGACATGGCTGAACTTCTGGGAAAAATGTTTATAGAGGAGGAACTTATAACATCTACACAGCTTAACCATATAAAAAATAGTTGGAAAGAAAAAGGTGAAGAACATATGACTGGTTGGGATTTTATGAATTATTGCACTGATAGTATGAAAGTATTACATCCATCAACAAGGATAGATTCTCAACTAAAGGTTCATAATTATATAGATACAACCTTCAAAGCGTAAATTAAAAGTTAAACTTAAAAAATGAAATCATGGAAAATAACTTTATAGGCGGTGGAACATTTCGATTTGGAAAATATAAGGGAAAGTCATTCATTGATGTAGCCTTATCAGACGAGGCCGATTATTTTATCTGGCTTTGGGAAAGATCGGAAAAAGGTAAATTATATTTAGATTCAGATTTACATGAATTTATTAAGAAAAACTTGTCGAGATTACGTCAAGAAGCAAAGAGATGCAAAGAAGCCTATGAAGCCGATAGGTACGACGAGCTTATGAGAGACTGGTAAAGTAGAAATTAAAGACAAAAACGTAGAAAATTATGACAAAAGTTAAAGAACAGGCCAGAAAAAGGCAAAAGGGCCTAGATGCTATTACCAAGGAAATACTACCTACTACTATTTGGAAATATGATGGGCATAGAATTGTTCCTAAAAGGAATAATGGAGCCATAGAATTAAAAAATATAGAAGCCTTAAAACCGGTTACCAATATGAAGGTAACCGGTAATTACAGAGAAAGAAAAGAGCAGATTAATAAATTAAAAAGTAAGGTCGATGATAGAGAAAGCATAATTAAAGCTGTTCTACAGGATCAAAATAGACTTATGGCTTATAAGAGAAGCACAGACATTCTTGATGAAATGACATTAGAATTTCTTGAACATAGAGTATATGAGTCTAAGGAGATATTAAAGAAAAAAGATAAACAAGTTCAAAAGCAGTTAGACCTTGTAGGCCATCCTATAGTTAGTATTGCCAATAACGTTGCAGGTATTGGGAAGATGACTATTGCATATATGCTTGTATATGTTGATATAAGTAAATGCAATTATGCAGGAAACTTATGGAGCTATGTTGGCATAGTCAAGCCTTCTTATGAAAGGTATTCAAAAGGAGAAAGTAGCGGAGGATGTAAACCACTTAGGGTGGCTCTTCATAGGACTGCTACTTCAATTATAAGAATGAGGGGCAGAACTGAAATGAATAAATATATAGAGGTTTATGATAGAGAAAAGCTAAGGTTATCTAAGTCTAGACAGATAACTAAATCCAGAAACAGAAAAGGAGAACTAAAAGAAATGGCTTGGAAAGATACTATGAAAAGCCATAGACACGGTGCAGCTATAAGGAAGGTTATTAAACATATCTGTGCTGACTGGTGGTTTGTACATAGAACTTTAGAAGGTCTGCCTACACCAGAACCTTATGTCATGGATTATTTAGGACATAAAAACTGGATAAGACCAGAAGAAAGAGGATGGAAAATACACCCAATAAAATGAACTTAATTAAAAGGGAGTTAATGAATTATTAAAGATGATTAGTAGTCAATAAACTGAAATGAATTAAAAAACCAAAAATAGTAGTCAAATAACCTAAATGAATTAATAGCCAAAATATTAATCATAACCCTTAAATGAATTAATTATAAAAAGTTTCAAAAAGAGTTAATGAATTAAAATACAATAATTTTAATATCAGGGAATGAATTAAAGGAAAGAAGAATACATGAGAAAAAAATGAATTAAATAAAATAAGTACTATAAAACTTAAATGAATTAAAGATGACAAAATCTCAAATTACTAAAATGAATTAAAACAGGAGATTATGAGACAAATCCTTGCTTTCTTTGATAGAAACTACAACCGATTGTTTAATAATAAAAAATGTATTAAGGTTAATTTCCACGAAGATGAGTTTGAATATCAAGACATACTATTTGATGGTAAGGAATACTTTAGATACTTAGGTAAAGGTTGGTTAGTTAAAAAAGTTTTAATTTAAAAGTATTAAACGAATTAAGGCTAGTAACTTTTCAAGAGAAAATAATAAATTAGTGCCTCCAATTTTTCAATAGAAACTAATGAATTAAAATAGTGAAAAAAATCAAAAAAAGCGGCTCAATTTTGTTAAACTAAAAAAAAATGAAAGCAAAAGAAAAAAAGAAGAAAAATGGACATTAAAAAAAGGAAGATATGGTGTATTGTAGAGAGAAAAAACTTTAGTAAAGATTCAGCATCATGGGAAGAACATCTGATAAAAGCTAATGTTGACCATTATGAAGCGGAACAATATATTAATTCTACTAAAAACAAAAAAAGAGTCCTGTTTGCCTATGCTCGTCATCCTATAAGTGGAACAATGGATATGATGTGGAACTTACGATATGTAGATAGTGAAAAGACGGTTAAGAAGTATGCGAAGCTTAAATAAAATTCAATTATCACAAGAAAGGACGATGTTAACTAAAAAAGGAACATATAGTAGTTCTGAAATTCTTTCTATAGAAACTATTGAATCTTGCAGATCATACTATCGTTTAAGAAATACAGACAACCGTATTATTCACTTTAAATTAACATAAGATAAATGAAAAAAGTTATTCCAGAATATAAAATAGAAGAAAACGGGGATATTGTTATAGATATAGAACCTAAAGCAAACCATAGACCAAGATTCCAGAAGAATACTGGCACAGCCTATATACCAAATGACTACAAAAGATATGTTGAGCTTTTAAAAAGAGCCTTTAAAGATGCAAACATTCCCAAGAAAGAATGGATAGGTTTAGACATAATTTTTTACCTGAAAACAAATAAAGACCATTTTATACCGCATAGGAAGAAACCAGACTGGGATAATCTGGCTAAAGGTGTTATGGATGCTTTAGTTAAAGCTAGGATTGTAAAGGATGATTGTACTATTTCTTATGGTTCAGTATATAAAGTTAATAGTGTTAAAAATAAAGTCGTAGTTAAGTTATTACAGTTACATGAGTTGCCTTCCTTTATCAACTAATAAAGAATTATGCATATAAAAGACTTAAAATCATATTTAGAGGATGGAGAAGGTTCAATAGTTTATAATAAGCTGGAAGGAAAAAGATTGCAGGTTTATAACCTAGAAAGGAATACAGTTATGTTTCATGAAGTTGGAGATATTAATAAAAGAGCAGGGGCAGTAAATTATCCTTTAGATACTAAATACTATAAGTTAATAAAGAAATGATGTATGCACTAACCAAGAATGGAAATATAAAGACATATAAAGTTTCCGTAGATGATAATACCATTCTAAGAGAATCAGGACTACTGAATGGTAAAATAACTACTAAAGAAGAAGTTATAACCAAGCCTAAAAATATAGGTAAGTCTAACGAATTAAGCCCTAATGAAGTAGCAAAAAGCAAAGCTAAACATTATACTTACCGAGCTAAGGTAGATGGTTATAAGTCTATAGATGATATAATTACAATTATAAATGAAGGCAAGTCTGAAGTAATAGGAACTGATAAGTATGTAGGAACTGAAGAGTATATATTAAAATATTACAGAGATAACTATAAATATAACTCCGATAATTGTAGAAGACCTAAACCGATGCTTGCTAATAAAATAAGAAATGATATATTTGATAGAAACCAATCAGTATTTGTGCAAAGAAAGTATAATGGTATAAGATGTATGGCTGCACTTATCAATTATAATATATTTCTTTTTTCCAGAGATGGAAAGTTATTCAATATTCCTCATATCACTGAAGAATTAAAATCATACTTTAAGCCCAAAGATAATAAAAGGTTTTTCCTAGATGGAGAAATATATATTCATGGTAAAAAGCTACAAGATATAATTTCACTTGCAAAAGCACCAGATATGTTTGAAACACTTAACTTAGAGTTTCATGTATTTGATATGGTTTTTGGTAATCATGAGACAGGGGAAGGAAATAAGAGATGGTTTGAAAGATTAGTAGAACTGACAAAACTATTTAAGAATAGAATTCAAGATAAAGTAAAACTAGTTGATACAGTCGAAGTATTTAATCAAGACGAATTGTCAGAGATACATAATAAATTTACCAATGAGGGATATGAAGGAAGTATCCTACGTCTAGACAAAGGTCTTTATGAATTCGGATATAGAAGTAATTACCTTCTAAAGTTAAAATCAACTTTGAAAGAGATAGTTAAAATAGAAAATGTAGTTGATACAGATAAAGAAAAAGGTATAGCCTTGTTTGTATGCAGAGATAAAAGGGGTAACTTATTCAATTTAAGACCAAATGGTAGTGTAGGCAACAAAGTAGAATGGTTTAACCAAGCAAATACAGGTGGGCCTAAAGACCCAACAGGAAAAGAAATAGAAATAACTTTTCATGAACACACTAAATATGGAATACCTTTTCATATAACTAAAACAAAGATAATATGGGATTAACTTTTTATAATATTAAATTCCTCGATAAATTTAACATGTTTTCTTTAGTAGACAGAGAAGATATAAAACAACTCAAGGCTGAAATATTTAATAATAACAAGGAAAGAAAAGATAAATGTATAAAAGAAATTACTAAAATATCAGATAAGGATTACAGAGAGATTCTTTATATAGATAACTTTGTATTTCTAAGAATAGGAAGTAATTATAGAATTATAGGAATTGATAATGAAATAGTAAAAAAATGGAAACAACAGAACAAGTAAAGTTATTAGATTATTACAAAAGACCTGAAATTTCAAAGAGTGATTTAGTCTTATTTAATACAGTAGGGCCTAACAAGTTTAACTTTATAAAACAGGAGCAGTTCCTAAGATTGGAAAGTTCTCCAATAGAGGAAAGTAAAAGTTTAAAGAAAGGTAAAGCTTTACATGCTGCTATACTTGAACCAAAAGTGTTTAAAGAATTTTATGTGCCTGTAGAATATGAAACACCTAAGTCACCGCAACAGATAAAGTTTTGTAATTTAGTAGTAGACAAGTTATCAATGCAAGTTCCATTGGATAAGTCTATATTGGAATCTGCAAAAGAATCTTATTCCAGTAAGAATAAGTCTAATAGTGATATGTATAGTACGGGCATAGGTTTATATGAGCATTTAGAAAGTTACATTGATTTTCTAAAATTTTCAAAGACTGATGAGATTGTTATTCTAACTAAGAAAGAGCATGAATACATATTGGGAGCTAAGGACGCTTTAGAAAAAGATCCGGTTACTAAAGATATTCTATATCATAAGCTTGAGGAATCTTTTGTAGAGGAAGAGATTTACTGGACAAGAGGTAATATGGACTTGAAGTCCAAGTTAGACAAGCTTGATATAGATTTTAGTAAGAAATATGCCGTGCTTACTGATCTTAAAACTACAAAAGCACCAAATCCCAGTAGTTTTATTTGGGAAGTAAACAGATATAAAATACACTGGCAGGTTGATTACTATAAACATGCTATTACTTGGAAATATCCAGAGCTGGAAAAGATATACAATAGAATAGTAACAGTAGAATTACAACCTCCTTTTGATCATTGTGTGTATAGTGTTGGTAGAGAAAAACTGCAAACTGCTTTTATAGAGTGGAGTAAAGTTCTGGAAGAGTTAGAATGGCACTATATAAACAATGTTTGGCAGGACAAAGATTACTATGAGAATAAGCTTGTAATAATAGATGAAGAATAAATTAATCATCTAACGAATTAATATAAAGAAAAATACAATAGTTGGCAATGAATTAAGAAAACAAAGAGTCAAAGAAAAACAATGAATTATGAGAACCAATTTTCAATACAATTAAATGTTTATTTTAAACTAAAACTAATAAAATTATGAAAAAGCTAGCATTATTAATTATCGCATTTGTATTCTTTAGTGTTGTAGAAGCCCAGAACACAGGACAAATAAACGATGATGTGTTTAAACCTTCTAATAACATACTTCTCTCCAATGAGGTAATGATCTTTAAAGGTGGTAAGTATCAAGGTAGTATTGTTATAGAGAGAATAGATTACGGGTTTTCAGAACAAATAAATATATTCGATGGAATATTTGATGACAATATTAAAAGGAATGAGGATGCTTATTACGGCATTGATAGCTATAACAATAATAATTATAATAACACGAACTATAACTATGGCAGCAAAGGAGAACAAAAAAGACAAATAAATCCTTCTACTAACCCTGATTATAGACTAGCTGAAAGTTTGTTGAATTTAAGTAAATAACAATGTACTTTAAGGTCGATCTTAATGCCAAAAGGTTTGAAGAATTGATAGAAGACTTAAAGAGGAATAGTATAGAAGAAGCTCAACTACGCAAAGTTGTTGAGCTTCTTCTTAAAAAGTTTTCAGAGGAATTTTTTAGTTACTATACAGACATAACAACTAAAGGTTTGCCAGAAGATAATCTCAAGGTAGTGAATGATATGATTAAAAATCATAAACCCCTTTCTTAATGTCTTCAATAGCCCTTTCGATCTGGATGAACTTTTGTAGCTTTTCTAACTGCTTCAAAAGTTTTCCATCCAAACTAAAGTTACTTACTTTCCTTACAGGAGTTTTGATTTTAGTCAACATAACACAACAAAATTATGAAATAAATTTTACTTAAACAATAAAAATAATTCTAATATTTGTTATATTCACAATAGCAACTATAACGGCATAAACAGTTGTTAAATACTTAAATAACATGAAAATTGTCAAGAATTATTTGGGGAGAAGAAAATGCTAAGAGGCGGTTTTTGTCTCCCGAAGAGAAAAAAAAGAAAAATAAGTACAAAAGATTGAAAAGTAAGTATAAATTAATATCCTTTGACTATAAAGAATTAATTAAGGAAACAGAAAAGGTTATAGTAGTACAGTGTAAGTACTCTTTGATGCCTACCTTTGTAAATAAAAAATTCATAGCTAAAATCAATAGGGTTAGCAAGAAGATAACTATACCTATGACCTTATATAGATATTTATTTTATGACCATGAACAATTTTACGAGTAATACAGAAACATGGAAAGAATGGCTAGAAGAAGAATGGAACAAAGATTACATGAAGGAAATATTAGCCAAAGTAAACACTGTTAGAAAAAAGACAGAAGTATATCCTGATCATAAAGATATACTTAAAGCATTTAAATGTCCTATTGATAAGTTAAAGGTAGTAATTATAGGACAAGACCCTTACTACCAGAGAGGAGTTGCAGATGGACTAGCTTTTAGTACCATGCAGGATAAACGGCCAGTAACTTTAATGATAGCTTTTAAAGAAATAGCTAACTCTATATATGATTGTAACGATCCTTTATGTTATTCAAAACTATTTCCTACTAATGATCTAACTTATTGGGTAGAGCAGGGTGTATTTCTCTTTAACGCTGCACTTACTGTACAAGGAGGTTACCCTAGTTCTCATGTAGAATTATGGAAACCTTTTACTATGAAAGTAGTAGAAAGGATAATGGAAATAAGGAAACCTATTGTATGGATGCTTTGGGGAAGAAAAGCCCAAAATATAATACCCGATGAAGAGCAAGATTTATTTTCAGTTTATAGAAATCCTACACACTTGTATATAAGTAGTTGTCACCCCGTAGCAGAATCAAGAGGAACCGGTACTTTTTTAGGTACGGGAGTATTTAAAAAGACAAACGACTTTCTTCTAAAGCATTATGGTGAGATTATTGACTGGAAAACAAATAAGGACAATATAGATGATGCCTACCACTTTACTGAAATTAAGAATCAGGCAAAAGATATGCCCAAGCTAAGAAAGTAATGAATAGTTATGATGTCAAATAGGTATCTGGTAAGAAGTAAAGAAATAGGAGGTCAACGAACTTTATCATAATGAGGGATAAAAATGATTTAAAATGAGTTGGCCTCCTTTAATAATCGTCCTATCTGATGAAGCGATATCGTAATGAACTTTTAAAAAATATAAAAATGAGCGTAGGCAAAAAAGTAAATATTCAACTACATAGTGGAAGTCCACAAAGATCAAGAAGAAAACTTGACTATTATCCTACACCACCAGAAGTGACAAAAGCACTAATGGACTTCCTTCAATTAGAACCAATGAAAATATGGGAATGTGCTTGTGATGATCTTTCTATGAGTAAAGTCTTAGAAAGTTACGGACACACTGTAATCAGTACAGGCATTGAACAAGGAACAGACTATTTAAAATCAACACAAGTTTGTGATGCGATCATCACGAATCCACCGTTCAGTCAAAGTGCTGATTTTATACAAAAGGCTTTGAGTGAAGCAAAAATCGTAGCCATGTTATTGAAAAGTCAATATTGGCACGCAAGAAAAAGGTGTGTTTATGGCTATTATAAAAAGATTGAATTATGATTGATTGGCTACAAAAAAATAAGAGCTTTTTAAGTATCAGGGCAATAGAGCAGCATCTTGAAATGCCTGATAGTACTTTGATAAAAGCTGTAAATGGTTCGCAGAATTTACCAAAGAAATACGAGGAACGTTTAAGTAAGTTCTTAATGGTTTTGTTCAATGGGGTTGTGAAAAAAGAAAATATTGGTTCACCGAATGTACAATATGTTAGTAGGCAGAAAAGTAAAAATCTATGAAAAAGTTATTTTATTACCTCCTCAGATTATTGTTTGCTCCTTTACCGCTTTACAAACCAGAGCTTTGGTATTTTAATCCTGAAACAGGCAAGTTTGAATGGATGACCTGTGAAAAAATACGCAGAACACTTACAGAAATAGACGTAGATGAAAACGGCTTTTACATTGCTTCCATGAGAGGTAAACTCAGACCAGGTAAATACACCACAAAGGTAGCAGCAAAACATAGTTATCTTTTCAGTGATGAAGAACTGATTCAAATCATGAAAGATAAGAAGCTAGAGCCTATTACTGAGAAGGATTTTGAGGTATTTATGATGAGACTTTTCGATGACTAATTATGCAAGACGATCAAACTAAATTAAAGTGCTAAGTGCTTGACCACAAAACTAAATTAGAATGAAAGTATTAATAGCTTGCGAAGAGAGCCAAACGGTGACGAAGGCTTTTAGAAAAAACGGATTTGAAGCATTTAGCTGTGATATATTGCCGTGTTCTGGTGGGCATCCTGAATGGCATATACAAGGCGATGTACTTGCATTTGAAGGGCTCGCACAAGCTATGGCAGTCCAATGGGGAGGTTTCTTAAAAGCACGGACGTAGCCATATTGTGTACAACATTAAAAATAAAACCCGTATGGATTTTAAAGAAAGATTGACAATAA